GGCAAGCAGCACGTCCTCGACGCCGCGGTTCCTGAGCTCGTTCATGACCCGCAACCAGAACTTGGCGCCCTCGTTCTGCTCCAGCCAGAGGCCGAGGATCTCCTTGGAGCCGTCGGCGCGCACGCCCAGCGCGATGTGGACGGCCTTGTTGCGGACCACGCCCTCGTCACGCACCTTGATCCGCAGGGCGTCAAAGAACACGATCGGGTAGACCGGCTCCAGCGGCCGGGCTTGCCAGGCGGCGACCTCCTCCAGGACCGCGTCGGTCACCGCGCTGATCAGGTCGGGTGAGACCTCGATCCCGTAGAGCTCGCGCAGGTGCGCGGCGATCTCTCGGGTGCTCATGCCACGCGCATACATCGACACGATCTTGTCGTCGAAGCCCGGGAAGCGGCGCTGGTAGCGGGCGATCAGCTGCGGGTCGAACGTCGCCTGCCGATCGCGCGGGATCGCCAGTTCGATCCGGCCCGTCTCGGTCGTGACCGTCTTGCGACCGTAGCCGTTGCGCGTGTTGCCGGCGTCCTCGCCCGCCAGATGATGGTCCATCTCTGCGTTGAGCGCCCGCTCGGCCAGGGCCTTCTTCAGCTCGTCCAACAGACCGTCGGCCTCGAAGGCCGTCTTCGGATCGGCCCCGGCCAGGAGCTGGTCCAGGATCGCGTCAGGGATGCGGGGTGCTTTGCGTCGTGCCATCGGGAACCTCCTTCGGGTCCACTATGGCCGCCCCCACACGAAATTCCTGACAGTCCCGAGGATCGCGTCAGGGATGCGGGGTGCTTTGCGTCGTGCCATCGGGAACCTCCTTCGGGTCCACTATGGCCGCCCCCACACGAAATTCCTGACAGTCCCCTTCACCGGCGGCAGCTCAACCGTCCGGGCCGTCGCTATCAACGTCACGGGCGGCACCAACAGCCTGACCCCCAGCATGGGAACGCTGAACGGCGGCCTCGGGATCGCCGGCGGCGCCACGACATTGCGCGTCCTCGGCAACGCTCCCAACAATCTCGGACCCGTAGCCAACGCCGGCACGTTCGACATCTCGGGGACGACGGCCGGTGCCTCGATCACCACGCTCTCGGGCACCGGCGGGACGACGCTCGGTGCGCAGGCCCTGACCATCACCAACAGTTCGACCAGCTACAGCGGCGCGATCTCCGGTACCGGCGGCGTGGCGGTCACCGGTGGCACGCAGACGCTGACAGGGGTCAGCACCTACTCCGGCGGCACCGCGATCGGTTCGAACGGCGGCGCGGTGTCGAGCACCCTTCAGCTCGGCGGTCCGACCTCGGCCGGCACGGGGACGATCACCTTCGGCACGATGTCGGGCACGGCGACAGCGCGCCTCGGGCTCAATGTGGCGGCTCAGCCGACCAATGGTGGCACCTTCGCCAACACCATCTCCAATTTCGGTTCGGGCAACGAGATCGCGCTCGCCGGCCTGACCAACTCCAGCGTCAGCTACAACAGTGCGAACAGCTCGATCACCATCACCGGCACCCGCTCCGGTGGCGGGCCGGTGAGCGAGAACTTCGTGCTGTCGGCCCCCCGCACGACCAGCTTCGCGGCGGTGTCGGACGGCCAGGGCGGCACGATCGTGCGCGCCGCTACAGCCCCGAACCCCACGAACCCCTCTCAGCCGGCCAACCCTGCACCCTGCTACGTGACCGGGACGCGGATCCGTGTCCTGCGCGATCGAGTCATCTCGGACGTGCCGGTGGAGCAGCTCGCGGTGGGCGATCTCGCCATCACGGCTGCCGGTACGCCGCGCCCGATCCGTTGGATCGGCACCCGCGCGTACCGGGGATCGATGGTTCCCCCGGCCGAGCGCCCCGTCCGCATCCGGGCCGACGCGCTGGGCGAGGGCGTGCCCGCCCGCGACCTGTTTGTTTCTCCAGATCACTGCCTGTGGCTGGACGGGCTGCTCGCGGCCGCGGGACATCTGGTCAACGGCTCGAGCATCACGCGTGGCGAGGCGGTGGCGGATCTCACCTACTGGCACGTCGAGTTGGACACGCACGACCTGCTGCTCGCGGAGAATGCTCCGGCGGAGAGCTTCCTGGCGGCGCCCGGCGTGCGCGGAGGCTTCGATGGCGTGCGGGCCCTCGACGTCGGCATTGGGCGCATGCCCTACGCTCCGCGCGCCGAACTCGGCCCCGACTTGGCCGCGCTGCGCGGCCGCTTAGCCCTCCGCGCTGTCTCGTTGGACGGTGCGGCAGAGCCGGGCCCGGTGCGAGCGTGGCTGGACCGATGCGGCGTGACGGGCGATGGCCTGCTGCACGTCGGGGGCTGGGCGCGCGACGAGGCGCATCCGAACACCCCGCTGTGCCTGGACGTGTTGGTGGACGGTGCCGTCGTCGCGTTCGCGGTGGCGGCCGAGTTCCGGTCGGACCTTGCTGCGGCCGGCTACGGCGACGGGCGATGCGGCTTCGACCTCGGTGTGCATGTACGCCTCGCTCCGCACGTGCATCATCGTGTCGAAGTGCGTCGCTCGGCCGATGGCCTCTTGATGTGCGCCAAGCGGATGGATGCGGCAGGGGCTTGGATTGCGCTGTTGGCAGCGTAGCGTCGATCGCGACATCCAGCGCCGACCCTCAGCCCCACCGGCACCGCCGCGCGGGGCTTTTTCGGCGGCTTGCGCGGACGGAGGGGAATGTGGGCGAGGCGCAATCGTGCGACGGTGACAATCGTGAGCCAGTCCCCTCCATCGACGCGTATTTTCGAAGCCGACCGTCAGAACTCAATCTCGAAGCGCTGCGATGGCTTGGCGAACCGAATCGTAGCCCTCGGCCATGAAGCGAGGCTTCCGCGGACTTGGCTCGCCCGTCGCAGTTCGGTGAACGGAGAGCGGTTCAACGCTGCAATGAAGATTGTTCGTCGCTTCGCCTTCTTACCCTTCGCTCACCGGGATTGAGGTCCGGTTCGCAGAAAGTAGGCTAAGTCTTGGTGGGCGCACTAGGGTTCGAACCTAGGACCCGCTGATTAAGAGGCTCATGGGACCGTACCTTTCGGACGCACTCCTGAGTACCCAGTTTTTGGCACCCGGCCTGTTTCGCTCTTGAAAAGTGGCGTTCGGGCATAGTACCCGGTGACTTCGTCGCGGAAACGGCCGGTTCGGATCGGACCGACGGAGTACCCAGAGAGTACCGGATGCGCCTCACCAACACCTCCGTCGCCGCCCTCGAACTGCCGCCGGGCAAGGACCGGCTGATGGTCTACGACGACGAGGTGAAGGGCTACGGTGTCCGCGTCAGCGCGAAGGTGAAGCAGTTCTTCGTCCAGTACCGGACGCAGGCCGGCGAGAGCCGGCGCGAGACGCTGGGCAAGTTCCCCATGCTGTCCGCCTCCGAGGCGCGGAAGCTCGCCAGCGACCGCATCATCCGGGTCCGGTCCGGTGAGGATCCGCGCGCCCAGATCAAGAAGGCGCGCCAGGCGCCGACGCTCGGCTCCCTCGTCGAGCCTTACCTGGCCGAGCGCGAGAGCCAGGTCAGCGAGGCCTGGTTCAAGAACATGAAGCGCTACCTGACGCAGCTGTTCGAGCCGCTGCACAAGGTGCCGGTCCGCGAACTGACCCGGTCCGAGGTCCACCGGGTGCTGCAGGAGATCAAGCGCGACAACGGCGCTACGACCGCCAACCGGGCGCAGGCCGCCTTGTCGCGCTTCTATGGATGGCTGGTGGCCACCGACGCCGCCGATCACAACATCGTGACCGGCACCGAGAAGCCCGCTTCGGAGAAGAAGCGGGACCGCGTCCTGAAGCCGGCCGAGCTGGCCGCGATCTGGAAGGCCACCCATAGCAACGGGGCCAACGACTTCGCCGACATCGTGCGCCTGCTGATCCTGACCGGGCAGCGGCGCGAGGAGGTCGCGGCCATGCTCTGGAGCGAGGTCGATCAGGCCGGCGCGCTGTGGAGCATGCCGGGTGAGCGCACCAAGAACGGCAACCCGCACGACGTGCCGCTCTCGGCCGAGGCGCTCGCCGTCATCGCGCGGCGGCCGGTGATCGAGGACCGGGACCTGATGTTCGGCACCGGCTCCGGGCCGTTCTCCGGCTTCAGCAAGGCGAAGGCCGCGCTCGACAAGCGCTCGGGGATCAGCGACTGGCGACTGCACGATCTGCGCCGCACCGCGGCGACCATGATGGCGGACGTGCTCAAGGTCCCGCCGCACGTCGTCGAGGCGATCCTGAACCACGTCTCAGGCTCGAAGGCCGGCGTCGCCGGGATCTACAACCGCGCCGCGTACGCCACCGAGAAGCGCGAGGCCCTAGACCTTTGGGCCCGCCACATCGCGGCTCTCTAGCCACTGTTCCAGGTCCCCGCGGCGCACGCCGTAGCAGCGGGGCGACACGCGCAGTAGCCGGGGCCCCTCCCCGGCATGGCACATCTTCCGAAGCGTGTTCGGGTGGATGCCCAGCTCGGCCGCCACGTCTGGCAGGCGGATGACGTTGCGTGGGTTCGGAGCGGCGTCTGACATACGATCACGGTACGAAACGGACTGTGTACGGTCAACGATCTGCTAGCAGATTTTTGCCTGACGGTCCTTTACGTACCATCGGGATCCGTGGCAAGAACAGCTTGCCCCGGGGCGGGCAGTGTGCCCGCAACCTACGGTACGGTTCGTACCGACACCCAGGAAAATCGTTATGCGCCAGATCATTACCGACGACGGCACCGTCATCCGCAACGGTGTCAGCCGGCCGTTCCGCCCGAGAGACGCCGGCACGCGCCGGGCTCCGCCAACCAGCGTGGATCCGCGCGAGCGCGATCCGCACTCCGACCCGCAGGACCGCTCGTTCCTCGCCTTCCGCGCGTTCGCCCGGCAGCTCTGATGAGCCAGCTGACCGCGACGTTCCTCACCATGCTCTTCGGCCCGATGGCCGTGGCGCTCTTCGTTCTGGGCCTCGTCGTCCTGCTGGAGAAGCGGGAGGCGAAGATCGCCCGGTATCTGCAGCCCCCGCAACCGTCGCGGTCAGCGCCCCCTCCCCCGCGGAAGGAGCGCCCGACGCTGACGCTTGTCCGCAACTGATGGTCCGTTTCGTACCATGCGCAGCCACCACGAGATCCTGACGGCGGCCCAGGCCGGGCTCGCCGAGGGCAACCACTCCTTCTTCACGACGCTCATGGCCGAGATCGGCGAGGAGCGTCCGACCAAGCACGGCTTCGAGGAGCTGGAGCTGGTCATGATGGAACGGGCCAGCGACGCCTTCGCGGAGCTGTACCCGGACCAGGTCGGCGTCGGCCTGATCGACGCCGTCTACAGCGGGATCCCCGCGCTCGGGCTGACCGGGCGCGAGGTGTCGGCCGCGGTCGCCCGCCGGTGCATCGAGAACTGCCCGGCATGACCGCTCTCAACCCCATCACCGCCCTGCGCATGAAGCGCGCGAAAGCTCGGAGAGCACCCATGCCCGTGTCCCAGAAGCCCCGCCGGAAGAAGGGCGAGAGCAGCGGCCCATGCACCTACTCGGTCGCCGGCACCCTGCTCTATTCGTTCTACGAGGCCGGCGAGCTGCGTAAGCGCATGCACCGCGTCCCGACCCAGGCCGACGTCGATCACAAGATCCGCGTGACCCGGCGCCGCTACTCCTCCACCGGCCACGCCGGCTGCGACATCGCCGGCTCCCGCCCCGCCGAGCGCCGCCGCCGGCAGGGCGCGCACCTCCACCAGCACCCGAGCGTGATCGCCCGGTTCGCCAACTACCCGACCCGTGCGCAGATCGAAGCCGCCGCCGCCCGCATCGAGGCCGCGCCGAAGCCGAAGCGCGCGCCGCGCAAGAAGAAGGTCGAGGCCGCGTGAGCCTCACCACCACGATCCTGGTCCTCCGCTGCGCCGCGTGGCTGATGGCCAACCTGTTCCTGCTGCTCGGCATCGCCGGTCTGGCCTTCGGGACGGACGGTGAGCCTGGCACCAGGGTCTGGGGCGCGCTCGGCCTGATCGCCGTGTTCTTCGCCCTCAACGCCTACGGCCTCGACCTGCTGGCCACCTACTACGGCGTCTAGCCGTAAGTCCCTGAGATAGCAGGCATATCCAATATGGCGACGGTCCGAAACGGACCGTCGCCTCAGCCCTTGAGGAGGACGACATGGCGGCTCGGCCGCATCACCAAGCCATTCACTTCGACGAGCAGACCCGCACCGGCCACTTCGGCCGCAACGGGACGATGCAGGCCCACGGCATCGCCGTCGAGGTCTTCGGCGGCGAGACGCACCTCGTCGGCCTCGTCTCGCGTGGCCGGCGCTCCGGCGCCGCCCGCCTCTCCATCCCCTTCCGCAACCTCGACGCCGTGATCGCGGCGCTCATCGCCGTCCGCGACGGCACCGACTGAGAGGACACGCCATGAACATGCACACCCCACTCGCGGCCGGCCTGAAGCTCTTCCGCGTCGACTGGGCCATCGAGACGGCCGCCTCGTCGCCCGAGGAGGCCGCCGCCTTTGCGAGCGAGATCCAGAGCCAGGGCTCGACCGCGACCATCTTCTCGGTCGAGGACCGGCAGACCGGCAAGGTCACGACCGTCGACACGGCGCTCGACGGCGCTAAGGGCGAGAACCTGATCGCCCGCCGGCCCGAGGACACCACATTCGTCGCCCGGACCCTAAGGCCGGGCCGCGAGTATCGGACCCGCGAGGGCCTGCCGGTGGAGATCGTCTCCTTCAACGATCCGGGCGAGTTCCCGGTCGGCGTCCGCATCACCCTGCCGGATGGCGGCACCGCGGCCGGCCTGCGCACCAAGGCTGGCCTCCACCCGGCCAGCCAGGGCGATCACCCGGGCGACGTGTTCGAGGTGAACCCGCCGATCACGAAGTGGGTGCGGGTCTACGACCGCAAGCTCAACGAGGCCGGCAAGCAGGTCGTCGGCGGCAAGGAGTTTGCTGCGGAGCGCGGCCTGAACTGGTACATCTTCGACACCGAGGAGGAGGCCCGCGCCAGCCTGCAGGGCGTGCGTGCGGTCTTCTCGATCACCTACCGCGAGGGGGAGGGTCTTGGGTAAGTCGAACGCACCGAGCTGGATCGACCAGGCTCGCACGAAGACGGCCGCCGATGTCGGCACGCTGGACGAGTGCGACGCCTACCTGACCCGGCTCAAGCGCAATCTGGAAGAGCTGAAGGAGCAGAGCGCCAACACACCGGACGCGCCTCGCAATCTTCGGCTCGCCTACTTCCACCGCCAGCAAGCAATCCGGGAGCTGAAAGCCCGGCGTGCGGAGCTTTGCCAAGTATAGGGGCGTACGTGCCCCAATAAATCGACGACATTAGACTGATTTTTGTTGACCCCACACGGTACGAAACGTACCGTTCAGCCTCTCAGGAGAACTCCAATGCGTATGGTTCATGCTCTCAACGAGACCGTTGGCGAAGGCGCGCAGCAGGTCAAGCAGACCGGCGTCGGCGGTGACGCGAAGATCGTCTACGCTCTGCTCACCGGCATGGTTTCCGACAAGATCGTCTACCCGGTCCGCGAGTACGCGACCAATGCTTGGGAGGTTTCGCCGCCCAAAAAGCCCTTCGAGATCGAGCTGCCCACGCGGTTCAACCCGCAGTACACCATCCGTGACTTCGGGCCGGGCCTGCCGCACTCGTTCATGATGAACAAGTACGCCAAGATCGGCGAAAGCACCAAGGACGGCGACGACGACGCCGTGGGCGGCTGGGGCTTCGGCTCGAAGGCCGCGCTCGCCTACCTGATGCGCTCGGACGGCGCCGGCGCCTTCACCGTCATCTCCCGCTTCCGCGGGTTCCGGCGCGTCTACTCCATCGGCGTGTCCGAGGCCGGCAAGATCCAGATCTCGTTCCTGGGCGAGTGGGTGCTTGAGCCCGAGGATCGCGGCACCGGCCTGGAGATCTCCTTCCCGGTCCGCGAGGCCGACATCGGCCGCTTCCACGAGCACGCCAAGGCCGTGCTGTGGTCGTTCCACCCGCGTCCGGTCATCTCGCCGGCCATCGACTTCGGCGAGCCGAAGGTGCTTAACAAGGGCGACGGCTGGACCGTCTACCGCAAGGGCACGGTGCCGTTCGAGGGGCCGCAGGTCATGCTCGGGCCGGTCATGTACCCCATCGACCCCTACAACATGCCCGACACCAACATGCTCGACCACGAGACCTGCATCGTGTTCGAGGCGAAGATCGGCACCATCTCGGTGTCTGCCTCGCGTGAGAACCTGCAGTACGACGACCGCACCCAGTCCGGGCTGGAGGCCCTGTTCGAGGCCTACCGGATCGACTGGATGCGCAACGCCCGTGCCCAGGTCGATGCCTGCCGGACCTACTTCGATGCCCGCTGGAAGGCCATGGACATCGCCGACACCCTGCCGGGTCGGCAGTGGCACGTCGTCCGCGAGATCGGCTGGCGTGGGTTCGGCTTCTTCGACCAGCTGTTCCCCGGCAGCGGCCCGGTCAAGGCCGTCCGGTGGCCGGAGCTGCGCGACCGGACCCGCAACGGCGTGCCGGTCACGTTCAAGGCCGACTGGGAGATCAACCCGGGCGAGCTGCAGGACCGCAAGGTCGTGATCCAGCACAACACCAGCCGCTCCGTCGAGCGCCTGGAGGCGGCCGGCCTCACCGAGGAGAAGCTGCTCTGGGTCCGCTGCAAGCGTGCCGACCTGGCCTTCGCTCTGGCGCGGATGGGCAACCCCGACTACGTGCTGCTCGACGACATCAAGCTGCCGAAGAGCACCCGCGGTCCGAGGGAGAAGCGGCCGGAGAGCGTCAAGCGTCGCAAGGTCGTCAACCTGCAGACCCTGGAGACCTGGTCGGAGTTCGTCGATCACGACGACGAGCTGCTGTACCTCCGCATCAAGGGCCGAGGGAAGAAGCTCACGCACATCCTCACCGTCGACGGCGAGGTGCATGAGTTCACAGACCGCTACAGCACCAACCTGCGCGGCATCCTGCACGCGATGCGGAAGAACAGCCTGATCGACCAGATCGGCGGCGACATGACCTGTGTCGTCGTCAACGAGGACGAGCAGCCGCTCGACCACTGGATCTCGCTCGGCGACCACCTGGTCGAGCTGCTCGACGCCGCCATCGACCCGACCCAGGTCGCACCGACCATCCCGTGGTCCTACGCCAGCTTCCCGGAGGCCCTGCGCCGCACGGTCGACAAGGAGATCGACCTCGGCCTGGCCCCGCCGGAGCTGAAGGAGATGATCAACGAGATGCGCCGGCTCAACCGCGAGCGGGACATGCTGGAGCGCGACGACAATGATCACGACCGCCTCGCGGCCGTGCTCCTCTCCCTGACCGGCACCGACCTCAAGTCGGTCGCCAAGGACCCGACCCAGGGCGTCAAGACCGCCTGGAAGGAGTTCACGGCCAAGTATCCGCTGTTCGTCACCCTGCTGAACGCACTGTTCCAGTACCACTACACCAAGTGCGACGGCGACGTGCAGCGTAAGTTCGACCACTACTTTAGTCTCATCAACAAGTAGTCGTCCGCCAACGCACTGATCCTACGGGGTCAGTGCGCCTGCAATACATCGTCCGTTTCGTACCAACGGCCAGCCATATTGGATATGATCATGACCAACGCTGTTCGTCTTCCCTACACCATCTCGAACCAGTCGCTGACCTTCTTCGTGAAGGGCAAGCCGTACTCGCTGACCCGCGAGCACGAGCGCTACGCCGAGGCCAAGCAGCTCCTGCTCGCCCCGGGCGAGCACGACGCCGAGCACCTGATGGCGCTGGTCGACGTCCGCAAGGCGCTGCTGCGCGACAGCTTCGGCGCCATCACGTTCATCGGCCAGGACATCGTGTTCAAGGGCCAGGTGCTCACCGGCCTCTGGGTCGAGCGCATCCTGGAGTTCCAGAAGGCCGGCGAGCCCTTCGCCCCGCTCTGGAACGCGCTCGGGTCGCTCGTGCAGAACCCGACGCAGGCCGCCATCGAGCGCCTGCCGGTGTTCTTGGAGAAGTCGCAGCTCGGCTTCCTGGAGGACGGCCGGTTCGTCGCCTACAAGGCCGTGCGCGGCGACTACATGGACATCCACACCGGCAACTCGTTCCGCAACATGATCGGCGACACGCCGCACATGCCGCGCGACCGGGTCAACTCCGACCCGAACGCCTGCTGCTCGACCGGCCTGCATGTCGGCACGCCCGACTACGTGAAGGACTTCGGCCTCGGCGCCGATGGCCGCCGGGGGATGCTGATCGCCGTGTGGCCGCACGACGTCGTCTCCGTGCCCTACTCCTACGACGGCACCAAGATGCGGATCTGCGCCTACGAGGTGATCGACGAGCTGGACGAGGAGTACGCGGCCACCATCCTCGGCCGCCCGGTCCTCACGCCCCGCTCGCAGATGCCGGCGCCGAACGACGCCACCCTCGACGAGGTCGATCAGGACGAGGGTGTCGACGACACCGTCGAGGAGGAGGACGAGAACCAGATCGAGCTGCTGCCCGAGGAGGACGACGAAGACGCCGTCATCCATCAGCCCGGCACGGTGGTCGAGTACGTCGAGTTCGATGCCGTCCTCTACGGCGTCGTGGGCGACGCGGACCAAGTCCGCGGCCTCGATGGCGACCTGATCGAGCCGGATCGGATCAACCGGGTGCTGAAGGACCACGAGATCACGGCCGCCGCTCTGGTCTGCGAGGGTGCGCAGATCCGGGTCGAGAACGACCCCGTCATCAAGGACGGCGACTACACCGTGGTCGGCTACTCCGAGGATGACGACCACAACCAGATCGACACCGACAGCTGGTTCTGGCGGGTCGAGCTGCGCGATGTCGATGGCGGCGTGGCGGTGATCAACCGCGCCATCGTGGCCGTGACCGTCCGCGGTGAGCGGCTGTGGCCGCGCACCGTCGCCGAGCAGGTCGAGTTCCCGGTCGAGCCCGAGGCCCCGGCACTCGAAGCCAAGGTCGGCGACCGCATCGAGACCGTGGACGGCGGCTGGCCGCCGGCCGGCATCTACGAGGTCGCCCAGGTCGACGAGGGCGCCGAGTTCCGCCTGATCGTCCAGACCGAGCACGACGGCCTGCAGGGCGTCCTGAACCGCTACGTCAAGCGCATCGTCCGCGACTGACCGGCACCGCACCCCGCCTCTGGGCGGGGTGCTCGTACTAGCACTCCGAAACAGCCAAGCTTGGGAGAAGTTTGATGAGGATCACCGCACAGGCGGTCGCCTTCAGCTCCGTCGTGGGCTCCAGCATCACGCTGCACAACGAGGCCGGCGCCGTCGTCGGCATGCTCGGGCTGATGAACGCCACGCAGGCGCGGACGCCCGAGGAGATGACGGCGTTCGCCGAGCGCATCGCGGCGGCGATCAACGCCGGCCAGGCCGAGCGCCAGGTCCGGCACTTCAAGAACGGCCGCACCTACGACGTGATCGCCGAGAAGGCGCTGTTCCAGGTCTCCTACAAGACCGAGGAGATGGGCCGCGCCAACACCCGGGCCATCCACGATGGCCAGCCCGTCACCGTCTACCGCAACGAGCACGGCACCTTCGTCCGCTTCCCGGACGAGATGGTACCGCCGCGCTTCAAAGAGATTTGAACGTCAAGGGCGAAGTGCTTTGATCATGCTGTTGATTTTTGTCTGGGCTGCGAGATTAGACCCGTGCGCATACGGCATTTCTTTAGTTGCGTAAAAGCAATGCTCGCCCTCGCTGCTGCCGTTAAGACCTCTATCTGTCATACCTTGCGTGTTATCAATAATTGCCTTTAACTCGACTAAATCTTTTAGATCAACTGGCTTAAATAAAATTGCGAGCAAAGAGGGAAGCATGGACAATAAGAGAAGACATATGCCAGCAGTCCTAAAATAGATGATTTGCCGACGATCAAAATTGATCGAAATATTTTTCAGCTCAAGCTTGAAATCGGCGCCAGCTACTAGAAGGACAAAGGCCAGGAATGCTAACAACTTATCTATTTTATCGAAATAGATGACAAGCTGCTTAATAAGCTCAACGTGATCCATCAGTTCAATCACCTCTAGTTTAGGTGAAAGGACCTATAGGACTGAAATTGGCGGGAGACGACAGATGAAAAATGCTCCGATCTACATTGTTATGAACCGGCACATTATTGCCGCAAATCGCAAGCTTCCCGCTGACCAGCGCCAGCCCGCGGTCCGGGTCACCCGCGGCAAGCATGGCCAGCCCTACTACTACGACGAGGTCATCTTCCACGGCCCGTCGCAGCTCCTGAACGGCAACGGTGAGCCCGTCATGCCGTGCGGGGCTACCATCGCCATCATGACCGAGGGCGCAGTCACGCTGAAGGCCCGCGGCCGTGAGGACGTCCACCTCGCGGCATGCCAGCCGCTCGATATCGCCGCCTGACGCATGTCCACCACCCGCGGTCCGAAACGTACCGCCAGCCCATGAGGATCACCATGTTCTTCCACTTCCGCCGTGCCTCCCAGAACCGCAAGCTCGGACCGATGCCCGCCGTGATGGCTTCCGCCGCGACCTGCCCCGCCTCCTGCGGCCTCCGCGGCGCCGGCTGCTACGCCGAGCACGGGCCCGGCTCGATCTTCTGGCGCAACCTGACCGCCGGCACCGCCGTCAATCAGGTCACGCTCGACCAGCTCTGCCACCTGATCCGCGCCCTGCCGAAGAAGATCCGCTGGCGCTACGGCACGGCCGGCGACCTGCCGCCGGCCCACGACGACGTGCTCAAGCTAGCTCGGGCCAACGGCGGTCGCGAGGCGATTGTCTTTACCCATGGCCGACAGTACGAAACGTACCGTCAGGCCAGGAAGTTGGGCTTCCACGTCAACTGCTCCACCGACAGCGCGGCCGAGGCCGACCGCCTGCTCGACGAGGCACCGGACATGAGCGTCGTGACGGTCCTGCCGTCCGACGCCGGTCGAGGCCGCCACCGCACACCGGCCGGCCGCGAGATCGCGGTCTGCCCGGCCACCTACGCCGAGCGGGTGACCTGCTCGACCTGCAACCTCTGCTCTCGCGCCCGACCCCGAGGGGTAATCGTCGGCTTCCCGGCCCACGGCACGCGCAAGCGCATGATCGACCGGAGGCTCGCCCAGTCATGACGCCCAGCATCGCCAAGGTGCAGGCCCTCATTCTTGAGGGCCTGTCCCTCAAGGAGGTCCAGGAGGCGCTGCCGAACCTGAAGCCGACCAGCGTCCGCACCTACTACGGCACGGCCAACTCCGCGCTGAGCCCAGAGCAGCGCCTGCAGCGGGACAAGGCCCGAGCGGGCCGGCCGCAGCAGCGCGCGACCTACCACAAGAAGTTCCAGCAGCGCGAGGTGCTGGGGCCCGTGCATATCCGCATCGGCCGCAAGCTTCTGGCTGCTCGCCTCGCCGAAAGTCTCACACACGGTCAGTTCAGCGACCGCTACAAGTTCGCTAATCGCGTCGTTCTCGCCGCGATGGAGCAGGGATACCATGACTTCACAGTCTCAGAGGTCAGCGCCATAGCCGATATCGTGGACATGAATGTGGAAGAACTTCTCACACCGCCGAGTTTCGGAGCACTCCCCGAATGATCTTGCACACCAAGCCGTTCTTCAACCTGCTGCGCATCCACCACAAGCTGCCGCTCGCCCACCGCGCGGCCGACCTGACCGGCCGGCTCAGCACCATGGCCGATCCGGCGACCGGCGAGCGCATGCGGGTCGATCCCCTCACCCGCCGCTGCCTCGGGCTGTTCCTCGCCCGCCGGCTGCAGCCGTCCACCTCGAACCAGCAGGAAGTCGGATGATCCGGGCACCGGGCTACGGCCTGCACCGACACGACAACTTCGTCTTCCTGCACGAGCAGGACGGAGGCCGGTGCCTCATGCCTCGCCTCGCCGGGCTCGATAGCCCGTTCGAGGTCGAGAACCGCTGGTGGCTCCCCTGCCCTCACAAGTTCGGGGAGCCCGAGGCGGGCCCCGCGCTGGCGCACTCGTTCGTGCGGACCATGAGCCCGGCCCAGACCGGCGGGCTCTATCACGTCCGCCCGGCCGACGTGCGCTGGCTGTGGCGCCTGTCGGCGATGATCGGCGGCGCCCAGCGCGTCGTCGAGCCGTTCGGCTTCGTGAAGCGCCCACGCGCCCGGCGCGCCGCGCAGCTGCTGACGCTCACGAACGCCGCGCCGCAGTGCTTCATCGACATCGAGCCGTCCGACTACGTCGACCTGGAGACGCTCGCGCAGCTCCCACGCACCCGCAACCTGATCCTCTGCGGACCGATCCGGCTGCCGGGCGCGATCACCCTGAACCCTGACGGGCTCGACTGGGACCACGACTGGGCGGCCGAGGGCCGGCGCCAGCTCTACCACTTCATGAGGAGGCAGCCATGAACAACTTCCAGGCCCGATGCCAGGAATGGCTCGACGTCGTCACGGCGGGCGACCCAACCGACACGCCCGAGCGGATCGCCCGCTTCTTCGAGGAGGCGACCGAGTGGGTGCAGTCGCTCGGGATGACCCAGGCCGACGCGGAACAGGTCCTCCGCTACGTCTTCAGCCGACCGGCCGGCGATCCTCCGCAGGAGGCCGGCGGCATGCTCACCACCGCGGCCGTGCTCGCCCAGCACGTCGACCTCGATCTGCTGAGCTGCGGCGAGGCTGAGCTGGCCCGGGTGTGGGATCCGGCGGTGATCGAGAAGATCCGCGGGAAGCGCTTGCGCCGCCACGGCCGCGGGCCGCTGCCCGGCACCGAGGGCGACCTGGTGCCGGGGAGCTGAGCCGGACCAAGCTGTCTCCAAGCTAGAGCATCATCTAGTATTTGTAGCCACCGCGGCAGAGAAATGAAACAAAACAGCTTTATCGCCCGCCTTGTTCCATATGGTGGTGTTCAGTCCCCAAAATATGCGGTGAAGTATCCTGTCGTTGGCCTTGTCAGCGTAGCGCTCGTACGTGCCACGCCTTGTGTTTAGGACGACATATTCTCCCAAAAGTATCTTTTTAGGTGGAAACCAAAAGAAGTGCCGTTCTTTGTTGGACGGTTTGTCGTCGTGAACATAGGTACTATCGCAGATACCGTACTTAGATAGATCTGGAATGTCCGCATCAGCTCTGAGCATAACGTGCTCGGTTGCATTGTTGCCGTGATTAAAAATCTTGATTACACGCAGGTCCATTATTCACTCCCTAGCTACCGAGGGTTGTAGCATGCCAGATCGAGAACTTCGACCTGACCAGATCCAGGACCTGGGCCGCCTGTTCTTCCAGGAGCGGAAGTGCATCCACGGCGGCGAGCCCGGCACTGGCAAGACGCCGACCATCTGCGTCCTGCAGCGGGCTCGCTGGGACAAGCACGGCCATAAGAGCGTGTGGCTGATGCCCATGAAGCTGCTCGACAAGAACTTCGACGAGGCCATGCTCTGGGGCGAGTGGCAGATCGGCGACGTCGCCATCGTGGACGGCTCGCCGGAGGAGTGCTTCCAGGCCCTGAACAGCGGCGCGAAGCTGCTGCTCATGGGCTACAAGCGGTTCGAGATGTGCGCCGAGGACATCTCGCTCGACTACAAGGCCATCGACATCGACGAGTGGCACAAGGCTTTCGGGGGCCACGAGAGCAAGCGCACCCAGGCGCTGTACCGCTGGTGCCAGCGGCGCGGCGAGGACCTGTGGTTCGTGCCGATGACCGGCACGGCCTACAATGGCCGGCCGAGCACGGTCTACCCGGCGCTGCAGATCATCGAGCCCCGCTACTACGGGACGCCCGAGGCCTTCAGCATGATGCACGACATCGTGGATCCGTGGACCGGCAAGGTCACCGGCCACTGCAACCTCGACCGACTGGAGGCGATCCTCTCGAAGCACTCCATCAAGCGCCTCTGGACGGACGTCCACGGGCCCGAGGAGATCGTGGTCGAGGTGTCCCGCACGCCGATGAATGAGCGCCAGCGCGCCGCCTACGACCGCTTCCGCGACGAGGCGATCCTGGAGCTGGAGAACTTCTTCATCGACGGCACCAAGCCCGGCGTCGCCTTCACTCGGGCGCGCCAGATCATGGAGCACCCGAACGTCTTCCCGAACCTGATGGAGGGCGGGATCGGCACGGTGGACATCTGTCGCGGGGAGACGCCCGGCAAGCTCTCGGAGTTCATCGACGACTGCGAAAAGATGACCGGGCTCGGCCGGCCGATGCTGGCCTACGCGGCGCTCGTCCCGCAGCAGAAGCAGATGTTCGAGCACGCCGTCCGGCTCGGCCGGCGCGCCGGCATCATCAACGGCGAGGTGTCCCCGGCGCAGGCCGCCAAGATCGACCGTGGCTTCCGGTCCGGCGAGCTGGATACAATCATTGGCTCACCGCAGGTCGCGGACTGTGGGTACAACTGGCAGTTCTGTGGTGCAAAGGAAGTCCAGGACGTGTTCTTCGTCTCGATGGACTACCAGGACACTGCGTTCTTCCAGGCCTACAAGCGCGCGATGCGTCAGGCCCGGCGGTCTGCACTTCGCATCAAGGTCTACACCTATCTCGACAGCATCGACCAGCACATCATGCGTCTGACCAAGCGGAAGTCGCAGGATGCCACGCAGGTCGAGCGCGGTCGTGTCGCTTTGCCCTGGTAGCTTGGTCCGAAACGGACAGAATGCCGCGGCCTCACCAATCGCGGTAGACGGGCTGGACAACTAGCAGATCCCCGTCTATCTCGATGTCTGTCGGTACGAAACGTACCGGCAAGTTCCAGTCCGCAACGCAATCGAAGTTAGGAATTTCACATGACCGACGCCATCGCCCGCGCTCTCGCCGCCGCCGAGACCGCCGCCGCCGAGACCCCCACCCAGACTGCCAGTGTTCCTGCCGCCGCGCCCGCCGCGAGCGTCCCGGCCGCTGCTCCGGCCGCCCCGCGCTCCCTGATGCAGTTCATGGAGAGCGCCTCCATGAACGTGGAGGTCTACCTCTCGGTCTCCGACCTCGGCATCCGGTTCGGCAAGGACAAGCAGCTCCACGACGCCGTGGAGGTCGAGATGGCCTTCAAGGACGCCAAGGCCGGCTTCGTCCTGCGCGTGAACACCCCCTCGGGCGTGCAGTACCTCACCTCGTGGGACGGTGTGACCGAGGCCCGGTCGCGCCAGAACTGGTCCGCCGTGATCGCGGACGCGAAGAAGATGGACGGCAACTCCTACCCGTCCGATCTGATCGAGCTGCCGGTCCGGCTGCTCTCCGACTACTCCCGCAAGGAGGGTGGCCCGCTCGCCGCCGGCACCGTCGTCGGCCTCTCGCTCTCGTACATGAACGCCAAGGCGTTCGGCGCCTTCTTGAAGGAGCAGTTCCCGAAGGTCGGCACCGACACCCCGTTCAAGGTCCGGCTGATCGCCGTGCCGAAGAAGGGCTCGGGCCAGGACTACGGCGTGTTCGGCTACGAGGTGATCGACGAGGCCGGCGCCAAGGGCGGCAAGAAGGCTGCCTAAGCCCGACCGGCGGCTGACGCCGCCCTGACTGACAGCCCGTGTCTCGCCCGAGGCACGGGCTTTTTTGTCCGTCCGTTTCGTACCGAGGTGCCGCCGTGAACGAGAACCAGAAGCCATCCACCATCATCGTCGACCGCGAGACCTTCTCGCGCCTCTGCAGCGAGGCCTCCATCAACCGCCGGCCGCTCGCCCGGCACCTGTTCAGCGTGGCGAAGTACCTGGGCGTCGGAGCCCTGGTCCACGCCTGGCTGATCGGCCCGCGCTTCGAGGTCGAGAGCCTCTGGAGCTGGGCCTACCTGCTCGCCTGGCCCGTGCCGCTGACCGGCTGGGTGCTCACGAAGCTGGGCATCTTCTTCCTCTACGCCTTCGTCATCAGCGCGATCTGCGCGCTCCTGTGGTGGGCCGCCGTTGAGATCGCCGAGCGTCGGGGCGCCGCGCGCCGCCGCCGCGACCCGCGCTTCCGGCAGCCGCCGCGCAGCTGGGACGCCCGCCAATGATCCACATCTACGACGGCATGGCGGTCCTGCGCCGCCGCTTCGACACCGACCACCTCGGCCGCGGGCCGCGGACGGTGTTCACCGAGATGCTATCCCTCCCGGCCGCGGACGTGGCCGTGTGGGTCTTCGAGGGCGCCGGCTCGATCAAGGCCCGGCGCGAGATCTTCCCGGGCTACAAGGACCGGCCCTCGTCCCTGATGGACGGCGTGCGGTCGCTGATCGACCTGACCCGGGATGCCCTGCGCCACACCCGGGCGATCCAGGTGGCGGTCCCGGGCCGCGAGGCGGACGACGTCATCGCCCACCTCTGCCACACCTACGGCACCACCCAGGACGTCCGGGTCCACACCATCGACCGCGATCTCCTGGCGCTGCAGCAGGACCGCGTCCTGGTCGACGTGAAGCCGCTCAAGGTGGTGCTCGATCCGGCCGACCACTCCAAGGACGTGACGGTCCCGCCGGCCCGCATCCGCCTCTACAAGGCGCTGTGCGGCGACCCCTCGGACAAGATCCCGGGGATGAAGGGCTTCGGCCCCAAGGCCTTCGTGGCCTGCGACTACGCCGCCCTGCAGCTCGCCATGGACGCGCTCGTCGCCGGCCAGCCCGACGACACCCTGTTCGTCGCCGCGGGCGTGAAGGAGGCCATGGCCGCTCGGATGTGTCTGCCCGAGCAGGCCGAGCTGCTGCGCGCCTTCTGGCAGATCGTCGGCTTCCTGCCGATGCCGGACGACTGGCACCGCTACCTCGCCTCCGGGACCGAGGACGCCGCTGCGGGCGACGCGATCCTGCGCCGCTTCATGCACTGAGGAGGTCCCGATGAACGCCCACTCCCCCGTGGCCGTCGAGCCGCAAACCGTCCTGGTCGATGCCCGCAACCCGGAGGTGATCGCCGAGATCGCCGAGCTGATCCAGCGCTCCGAGTTCATCGGCTTCGATCTGGAGACCGAGGACAGCAACCGCCACGACGGCATCAACCGTTACTGCAAATATAACGACGAGGGCTTCAAGTCTAAGACCAGTCGAACCGTCTTCGACTGGCGCCGAACCATCATCTGTGGTGCCTCGTTCTACTCGGAAGAGCAGCCCGACCGGGCCTACTACATCAACTTCGGCCACGCCGACGTCGAGAACCGGCTGCCGATTGACGTCCTGGGCGACCTCCTGGGCTGCCTGCCCGAGGGCAGCTACTTCATCGCCCACAACTCGGCGTTCGAGCAGACGGTCTGCAAGGCCGTGCTCGACTTCGATTTCCGGCCCGGCTCGATCATCTGCACCATGACGCAGGCGGTCTCGGCCTACGGCCCGGACACCTACAGCATGGACGCCTGGCGGGCCGCCGGCCAGGGCGCCATCGGCACCCTCGTCGACCAGCTCATCCGCGCCTCGACCACCGGCTGGAACAAGGAGACCGGCGAGATGTCGCCGGCCCTCTCCGAGCTGGTGTTCAAGATCATCGGCAAGTCCTCGAAGGCCGCGTTCTCCTGGAACGGCTTCGTCAGCTCCATCGCCTACGGCTACGGCCTGAAGCAGGCGGTGAAGAGCCACTTCGGCGTCCAGATGCGGACGTTCGAGGAGACCCTGGACGGCGAGGCCCACATGGGCCTGGTGACCGGTGAGCAGGTCGCGGCCTACGGTGCCGACGACGCCTACTGGGCGGTGCGCCTGTTCCGGCACCTCCTCACCTACATGATCCGCAACGGCGGGACCCAGCTGGTCAACACGTTCTTCACCCAGGAGAACGTGATGCCGGCGGTGTTCGCCAGCATCGCCATCGGCGGCATGCGGGTGAACGCGCCGGCGATCCGGCAGCGCACCGAGACCGAGCGCGCGGTCGCGGCGCAGATCCTCCGGGAGATGAAGGCCGCCGCGCAGCACTTCACCTGGCCCGAGGGGCCGAACGAGAAGCTGCTGCGGTACGAGAAGTGGTACGGCCCCAATAAGGACGGGGTCATGGGCTGGCCCAAGTACCGCGAGCGCGTGCAGGCCTGGCTCGACGCGCCGGACAGCGACGACGACTACCAGCAGCTGCTGCAGGTCCGCGGGCCGGTGACGAACGGCTGGGCGGCCGAGAACGGCGTCAACGAGAAGACGCTCACGGGCGTGAACCTCGCCCACTACATGCCGGTCCGCACGGTCCTCTACGACCTGCTAGGCTGCCACGTCGTGATCTCGAAGGGCAAGGTGGCCTCGGACGGCGAGGCCCGCGGGCGCATCGTCGACCGGCTGAAGGACGGCAAGCACCTCTCGAAGGCCGAGCTGATCGACGCCTTCAACGGCATCCAGTCCGAGCTGGCGATCCGCATGCAGGCCGGCGGTGAGGACGCGCTGGCGGCCAAGGTGGTGTTCGACGAGAACGACGCTCGGTGGGCCCGCATCGAGGCGGCCGAGAAGCCGGCGCGCGAGGACCTGGAGCCGTTCGCAGTCTACCACAACCGCCACGCGCTCCAGGTGATCGACTGCCTGAACCGGCTGTCGGGCGTCGAGCAGCGCATGAAGCTGTTCCTCACCCCCTACGGCATGCTCACCGACCCCGAGACCGGGCGCATGTACCCGTCCGTCACGTCGCTGCTCGCGACACGCCGGATGGCGGGCTCGAACCCGAACCCGATGCAGCTCGGCAAGCGCGGCGAGGCCGCCTACGTCCGCGGCTTCTACCTCGGTGACCACGACGACCACCTCATCGTGTCGCTCGACTGGTCGGGCGTGGAGCTGGTGGAGATCGGCGAGTTCTCCGGCGACCCGGAGTTCTTCAAGGCCTTCGGCCAGATCCCGCACCAGGATCTGCACGCCGGCACCGCGACCGCGCTCCTGACGCTCGACTGCCCCGGCATGAACCTCGGACTGTTCAAGACGCTCAAGGGCATGTCGAGCTGGCCGGAGTGGCTGGAGGCGCACAAGGGCGAAGCCGACCGGCTGCCGCGCCTGATGACCAACCTGAAGGGCGAGCTGCTCGTGGCCGAGAAGGCCTACGGCTACTGGCGGACCGTCTTCGGGAAGGAGGCCAACTTCAACTACTTCTACTCCGGCTGGCTCGCCACCATCGGCGAGCGCGCGGGGTGGTCGCAGCAGAAGACGGCCGACGCGACCGAGGCCTACCGGGCCCAGTTCCCGGTGGCCGAGGCCTGGCGCGTCCAGCAGATCTCGGACGTGAACATGGCCGGGTTCGTCACGCTGCCGGACGGGCATCGCTACTGGCGCTACGAGGCGACCAACCTCTGGGCCCAGGACTGGTGCGACAAGTTCCTGCTGCAGACGCTCGGCAGCGAGAACTTCAACGCCGTGATGCGCTGGATCATGCGGAAGATCCAGAAGCGGGCCGGCAACCAGACGGTGAACGCCCTCATTCAGGGGACGTGCGCCACGCTGGCGAAGCGCTCCATCGTCCGCACGATCCAGCACTTCCGCTCGCTCGGCTGGACCGACCGCGAGTTCCGGTTCCTCGTCCCCATCCACGATGAGCTGGTCTGGTCGGTCCACCAGGACCTGGTGGTGCCGTTCGTCCGCGACGCGCACCGGATCATGGTCGACCACGGCGACATCTTCAAACGGTGCAAGCTCGACAGCTCGCCGGCCATCGGCGTCACCTTCGAGCCCTGGAACGGCAAGAAGGCCTTCGGCGGCCAGATCGAGCTGTTCGAGCCGGACGCCGCGGTCGTCGGCGAGGAGCGCGCCGGCAAGCGCCTGAACGACCAGGGGATCCTGGACGTGGTCGCATACCTCAAGGAGGCCCGCATCCGTATGCGGGAGGCCGCATGACCTGGCCGCATACGCAACGCCTGTTCGACGACGCCGTCATCCTCGCCCGCGAGGCCACGATGAAGGCGATGCCGGACCGGCTCTACCCATCGTCCGGTGATCGGGCGGCCCTCGCCGCCGCCCAGATCACCGCGACCGCCACCATCTTCGCGGCCCTCGTCGAGGCTGACCTCGCCGCGCAGATCCGATCCATCAGGGAGCAGCACGATGCACGGACCCAAGATCTACAAGCGTGACGCCAGCGGCGGCATCCGCGTCTGGCAGTACCAGGTCGACCAGGTGAGCGGCTGCTGGCGCTCGCAGAGTGGCCTGCTCGATGGCCAGCTGGTGACGTCCGGCTGGACGACCTGCGTGCCGAAGAGCCGCGACACGGCCGCCGCGCAGGCGCTGTTCGAGGCCGAGGCCGAGATGGGCAAGAAGCTCGATAAGGACTACGCGCTGACCATCGAGGGCGTGGACGAGCCCCGCGACTGCGGCGGCAAGGTCATGCTGGCGCACAAGTTCGAGGGCTTCCCCGTGTTCTCGGGCGCGGTGTTCTCGCAGCCGAAGCTCGACGGCATGCGCTGCAAGGTGAACCGCCACGGCATGTGGAGCCGGACCGGCAAGCCGATCCTGTCGTGCCCGCACATCTTCGCCAGCCTGGCGCCGGCCTTCATCAACACGCCGGACCTGGAGATCGACGGCGAACTCTACAATCACGAGCTGCGGGACAACTTCAACAAGCTGATGTCGGTCCTGCGGAAGTCGAAGCCCACGGACGCAGACATCGCCGAGGCGGCTTCTGTTGCCCAGTTCCATGTGTACGATCTGTACCGTCCCGGGAAGAACTTCGGTGACCGCTATCGCGCGCTGGAACTGTTCGTCGACAACCTCGGCGCGCCGGAGATCGTGCTGGTGCCGACCGTCGAGGTGAGCGGCATCGAGCAGCTCGACACCGCCTACGGCTCCTACCTGGCCGCCGGCTACGAGGGCCAGATCATCCGCCTCGATGCCGAGTACGAGCGCAAGCGCTCGAAGAACCTGCTGAAGCGGAAGGAGTTCGAGACTGCCGAGTTCCCGCTGATCGCCATCGAGGAGGGCAACGGCAACTGGGCCGGGCTCGCCAAGAAGGTCCGCTTCCGCCTGCCGGACGGTCGCGAGTGCGGCGGCGGCATCCGCGGGACGGCCGAGCAGGCCAAGGAGCTGCTGGCCCGGCCGAAGCCGAAGGTGGTGACGATCCGGTACTTCACGCCGACCCTGGACGGCATGCCGCGCTTCCCCGTGGCCATCGACTTCGACCGGCCGGATCAGGTGGCGGACGCGGCCTGATTTGCCCCCGGCGCACGGTACGTTTCGGACCGTGCGCCACCATATCTTGTGACCCTATCCAACCCCCAGAGCATCATGTTGACTAATCAGCTCCCATCGGTGCGCGCTCAGTTCGTGCATCGCCGTACCTACCTGCGTCCGCTGGACGAGGACGGTGTCCTGTTCGAGACCGTGGACCAGGCCATGGACCGCGTTGTCGGGCACCAGCGCTGGCTGTGGGAGACCCAGCTGCAGCGCGCCCTCAACGAGGCCGAGCTGGACGAGCTGTCCGAGCTGCGCGCCCTGATGGAGGCCAAGCGCGTCTCGGCGTCGGGCCGCGTGAAGTGGATGGGCGGCACCGCCCTCGTACGCGAGCGCGCCGCGGGCGCCTTCAACTGCTCGTTCTCGGTCGCCTACACCCCGGCCGACCTGGTCGACATCTTCTGGCTCCTGCTGAACGGCTGCGGCGTCGGCTTCAAGCCGGTGACCGGCCTGCTCTCGGGCTTCCCCAGCTCGATCAAGACCGTGACGGTGGTGCCGAGCACGCGCACCGACCGCGGCGGCCAGGAGCACAGCTCCGAGCACATCGACATGGCGGCCGGCACCTGGCGCATCGTCTTCGGCGACAGCGCCAAGGGCTGGGCCAAGGCCATCGGCATGCTGTTCGGCGAGAAGCCGCGCGTCTCCGAGCTGGTGCTCGACTTCAGCGAGCTGCGCCCCGGCGGGAAGCGCCTGCGCGGCTACGGCTGGATCTCTTCAGGCTGGGAGCCGCTGGCCAAGGCCATGGCCGCCATCGCGGCGATCATGCAGGCCGCCGCGCACCGGACGCTGACCAAGGGCGAGCTGATCGACGTGATCAACTGGCTCGGCACCGTGCTGTCGTCGCGCCGCTCGGCGCAGATCTGCCTCATCGAGACCGAGGCGACCACCTGGGAGGAGCTGCTGGCCGAGCTGGGCTGGTACGTCGACTTCAAGACGGATCGCTGGGAGCGCGGCCAGGGCCAGCGCGAGCAGTCGAACAACTCCATCGGTTTCATGAAGAAGCCCACGGCCGAGGTGATCGAGCAGCTGCTGCGCCGGATCCTGCCGACCGGCGAGCCCGGCTTCGTGAACGTCGAGCACGCCCGTCGGCGCGCCCCGGAGATGGAGGGGCTCAACCCCTGCGCCGAGATCCTCCTGTCCAACAAGGGCTTCTGCAACCTGATGCAGACCGTCTGGCACCGCTTCAACGGTGACCTGAAGGGCCTGATGCGGGCGCAGTACCTCGCCGGCCGGGCGAACTACCGCCAGACCTGCGTCTCGATGCGCGACGGCGTCCTGCAGCTGCAGTGGAACGACATGCAGAAGCTGCTGCGCCTGTGCGGCGTGTCGCCGACCGGCGCCGTCGCCTGGGAGGGCATCGAGAGCCCCGAGATGCTGGAGGCCGTCCGCGACGCGGCGATCTCCGGCGCCGACAGCATGGCCGACGACTTCGGCACGCCGCGCGCGCGGCGCGTCACCCAGGTGCAGCCAGCCGGCACGTCGTCCAAAGCCCTCGGGCTGGAGGGCGACGAGGTCCACGAAGGCGCGCACCTGTCCCTGTCCCGGTGGATCTTCAACTGGGTCAACTTCCCCGGCAACGACCCGATGCTGGAGAACTTCCGGGCCGCCGGCTACGACCTGAAGCAGAACCCGAACGACCCCACCGGCATGCTGGTGTGCTGGCCGGTCGAGTACCCGGCATCGGCGAAGTTCACCGAGGTGGTGACCGAGGACGGTCAGCACCTGGAGGTGAACCAGGAGCCGGCCGTGAGCCAGCTGGAGCGCTACCGGCTGCTCATGAACCACTACGTGCAGCACAACTGCTCGATCACCGTCAGCTTCGACGAGGCCGAGATCCCGGCCATGGTCGACTGGTTCATGGAGCACTGGGACGAGTACGTCGGGGTGAGCTTCCTGAAGCGCAACAACCCGCTGGCGACCGCCGAGGAGCTGGGCTTCAAGTACCTCCCGCAGGAGTGTGTCTCCCGCGAACGGTACGAAGCGTACGTCGCCAGGCTCTCGCCCATCGACATCGACGCGGACAAGTCCGCCGAGCTGTTGGAGGTCGAGGACTGCTCGACCGGCGCCTGCCCGGTCCGGTGACCGCATGACGATCCCGGAGATCATGCGCCGCCTTCGCGAGAAGGCGGCCGAGAGCGGCGACGCAGAACTGGAGCAGCTCGCAGACGAGCTGCGCCGCCGGCCCCCGGTCCGCCGGGCGCCCGTCACCTCGAAGAAGGTGACCCCGGAGCTGCGTATCGAGATCCATCGGTACGCGACGGACAATCCCAAAGAGAGCTACGCCGCCATCGGGCGCCGCTTCGGCGTCAACGGTGGGCGGGTCTCCGAGATCATGGCAGGGTTCCGCGAATGACGTGTAAGATCGAAGCCAAGGTGCTGCGCCGCTCGGTCGGCGAGGACGCACCGCCGCTCACCACCTTCCAGCTCCGCTACCCGCTGCAGATCCACGCGGAGCTGATGACCCACCGGGTGTTCTCCCGGAACGCCCGGTCCAGCCGGGCCGTGCCGACCGCGCGTATGCTGGAGGAGGTGCGGACCAATCCGTTCGTGCCCCGCTACTGGGGCGCCAACCAGAAGGGCATGCAGGCCGGCGCCGAGCATGACGCCCAGGTCCTCTCCAACGGCCGGTGGCAGTGCCGCGAGCGGGCGTGGCTCGATGCGCGGGACGCCGCCGCCCAGGTGGCCGAGGCCTTCGCAGAGGCCGGCTACCACAAGCAGACCGCCAACCGGCTCCTCGCCCCGTTCCTGCACATCGACGTGGTGCTCACCACCGTCGACCTGTCGAACTGGAACGCGCTCCGGGACGACAAGGCGGCCGAGCCCCACATCCGGGACCTGGCGGTGGCGATGAAGGAGGCCGTCGAGGACTTCGGCCCGGCGCAGATACTGGACCCGGGCCAGTGGCACCTCCCCTACGTCACCAAGCCCGGGGAGCGGCCCACCTTCCACGGCCCGCAGCACCGCCGGGTGAAGCAGTCGGTGACCCGCTGCGCGCAGGTCAGCTACACGCCGTTCCACGAGGCGAAGCTGACGCCCGAGGAGGAGGAGGCGCGCCACGATGCGCTCGTCGCCGCCCGGCCGATGCACGCCTCGCCGGCCGAGCACCAGGCGACGCCGGACCGGATCATCGGCCGTGACGCTGACGGTGAGCCGGTGTGGGAGCACCCGAAGCTCCACGGCAACCTGACCGGCTGGATCCAGTACCGGAAGACCCTCGCGGGTGAGCGCGCTCTGGCCAAGTAGTGTCGAAATCTTCAAGCCGACACTGGGACATCAACCGAGTATGCGGTTTGCAACCACATACTCGGTAATAACATAGATGGTGCTAGCGATCTGCGCAAAGCACAGCGCTGTGCGCCCCAATATCACTGCTCGATCAGCGCCACATACTCGGCCGAGAGCTTTAATTGATAACCAGTCTCCAAAAGGAAGCATCTGAGGTTTAATGCCCCACCATATTATCGGTGCGACGAAAGCGAGCAGAGCGGCGATGTAAGCAACGGTAGCGAGATTTAGCCGTAACAGTGATCCACCGAAATGCCACCAAACTGCAAATACACCAGCGTTGAATGCAATAACTGAAGCAAGCAGAAATATATTGACCGAAAATTTGGTCAGTTCATTTGCTTTTTCCGGCTCAGATTTTGAGCGAATTAAGATCGCGTCGGTGAATGCCTTGTTTGTAGATATTATCAAGGTCGCGACGGATATGAGTGAAGCCCAAATCATGCTTTATAGATCCTTATTACCATCGCGCTTAGTCAGATTGCCTATCGGCAGTAAATCAACTCCATAGTTGGGAACGTTGGACTATCAACGTTAGAATTATGCTGAAGGCCACTTAAGGATACCGACCGCATCTCACAGGTGATGTGAAAGGTCTGACCGGGCACCAATCTGCGCTTGCGTGCGTGCTAGTAGTTCGGTACGAAACGTACCGTCATGAAGAACACCGGCAAACCAACCGAGGCCCGCTTCGAGGCGTCCATCGCGGCGCTGGGCAAGGCGGGCTACTTCTACCGGATCAAGGACGCCGCCGCGGTGCGGGGCCTGACCGGCCGGGTCGGCGCCGGCATGGACGCTACCCCATCGGACTACATCTGCGCGGTGAAGGGTCAGACCTTCTTCTGCGAAGTCAAGTCGACCCAGCACCCAACCCTGTTCGAGTTCAAGCTCCTCAAGAAGGGGCAGAATGCTCACGGCGCCCGCATCGTTGCGGCCGGCGGCGGATACTTGGTGCTGGTCCACCGCCTGGAGACCGACGACTGGTATCTACTCGCCATGTCTCGGATCCGGGCTCACCAGAATGACACCGGCCGCAAGTCGCTGAGCTGGGACGAGATGAGGTGCTTCCAATGTACGACGGAGCAGACCCCCGCGGGAAGCCGCCCACTGTGGTGAAGGAAGAGCTGGTCCAGATCGGGCCGAACGAGGTGGCCATCGAGCGTGAGCACCGCACGGCCTTCCAGCCGCAGCCCGGCGCGCCGATGTTCGACTACATGATCGACGTGGAGACCACCGGGACCAACCCGGAGGAGAACGCGCTGATCCAGATCGCTGCCGTGCGCTTCAACCGGCACACGAAGGAGATCGACCCGAAGTTCTTCGACCGGGCCCTGCAGGTCCCGCCCGGCCGCTATTGGGCCGAGGACACCCGCGACTGGTGGATGAACCAGCCGGACGTGCTGCGCGGCATCCTCTCGCGCGCCGAGCCGCCGCAGATCGTCATCAAGGCGTTCTGGGACTGGGTCGCCGAAGGTTCGAGCCTGTGTCCCAGAGCATTTTGGGGCAAGCCAACCACGTTCGACTTCAACTTCATCGGCTCGTACTTCCGACAGTACGGCCTGATGCAGCCGTTTCACTATCGCGAGGCCATCGACCTGAACAGTTATCTGCTGGGCCGGGGACACGAGAACCGTCGCGAGTTCTGGAAAACCATCGAGCCGGTCGGGGACGCGCACAACGCGCTGCACGACTGCCTCTACCAGATCCGGGCCATCTTCAATGCGTGACGATGAGATCTACCGCCTCGGCGACCCGCACCTGGGTCGCCGTTTCCTCAAGGGCGTGCCGCTCGACCGCCGGGGCGAGCGCGAGAACCTGGTCCGCCTCGACCTGAACCGGCACCTGTCGGTCGACGGGCTCAAGGCGCACATCACCATGGGCGACCTGTTCGACAAGCCGCAGGTCTCCTACGAGGACCTGGCCTTCGCCGCCACCGCCTACACCACGGCGGCGCAGCTGAACCCGGGCACCACCTACTACATCCTCCAGGGCAATCACGACGACAGCCGGGACCTCGGCGAGGTCACCGCCTGGGACATCTTCTGCCGGCTGATGCTGGTGCTGCCGAACGTGAAGCCGGTCACCGACGTCCTCGTCGGTCCGCACTTCACTCTGTTCCCCTGGGATCCGGTCGAGCCGGCCGAGGCCATGGTGGAGAAGGCGGCCTGGCTCATGCGCGAGCAGGGCTGCACCGTCGCCTACGGCCACTGGGACGTCGATCCCCGGACGTCCGGCCACAACCTGATCCCGACGAAGGCGCTCGCTGCCGCCGGGATCACCCGGGCCTACACCGGCCACGTCCACCTCCCCACCACCTTCACCCGGGACGGCGTCCTGGTGGACGTCGTGGGCTCGATGCAGCCCTACGCGCAGGGCGAGGACGGCGGCCAGGGCCATATCCGATATGCCACCCTGACGCTGGCCGAGCTGGAGGCTGCCGGCGACCTGTCGAACACCGTCGTCCGGCTGCAGCTCGCGCCCGGTGAGCAGTTCGACGGCGAGCCGCCGGCCTGCCTGTCCTGGAACATCGAGCGGGTGAAGGGCGAGGACGACGAGGCCCCCGCCGACATCTCGATGGAGGGCTTCGACACCAGCGCAGCCGCGCGCGAGGCGCTCGATGCCCACGACATCATCCCAGAGGTCCGCGCTCAGATCGACGAGCGCCTTTCCGAGGTGTTCGGTCGTGACGGGTAACTTCTACCAGGTCGGACTGGGCCTCCTGATGAAGGACGTCCAGTTCACTCAAGACGAGCTGGCCATGCTGGCCTTCCTCTGCAAGCACGCCGCTCGTGGAGACGCAGAGTTCGAGGCTGCGCTCGACGTGATCCACAATGATCTGGCCGCGACCAAGGCGTTGAACCGTCTGAAGGACACGTTCCGCTCGCTTGGCAAGGCCCCTATTCTGCAGGCGCACTATGATCGAGCAAATCGCGTTTACGGTTAGGTTCCCGCCGACCGACCACTTCCCCCTCGGCCGGCACTTCGACCGCACCATCGACTTCAAGGCCGGCATGACCGGCATCGTCGGCCCGAACGAGGTCGGCAAGTCGCTGTGCCTAGAGATGATCGAGTTCCTGCTCTTCGGGAACAAGGCGCTCCGTGGCGCGGCGGCCGACTACAAGCACCTGAAGGCCTCCGGCACCGTCCTGATCCGGGGCGAGCGCTACTACATCGAGCGCACGGCGAAGAACGCCTCGCTCGGCACCGAGACCGGGCCGCTCGCGGTCGGCACCAAGCCGGTCAACGCCCTGCTGCTGAAGATCCTGGGCTACGGCCTGGACGTGTTCCGGGTAGCGAACGTCGCGAACCAGGGCGACGCCGAGCGCCTGTCGAAGATGCTGCCGACCGAGCGCAAGGCCATGGTCGACAAGCTGATCGGCGCCGACCAGATCGAGGCCATCGCCAGCTGGTGCGGCGAGCAGGCGCTGGGCCTGTCGCGCGAGATCGCCGGCCTGGAGGCGGGCCTGGGCGCGGAGCCGGTGAAGCCGGTGCAGCCGGAGGGCTACTGGCCGGCCGGCGAGCTGCACGAGCTGGTGCGCCAGCTCCGGGACGCCGCCGACGCGGTGGTCCGGGCCGAGGCGTTCCTGGCCAACGAGCCGGTGGTGCCGGTGGTGGGCCCGGCGCCCACCGACATCCCGCTGGCGACCCTGGAGAAGGCCGACCAGATCCTCGGTCTGCGCACCTACGACTTTAACCTGGCCGACGCCGAGCTGGCCGCAGTGGCGATGGAGCGGTGGGAACGCCGGCAGCGGTTCGTCGAGCGCTACTTCCCCCGGCCGGCGCTCACCCGCGAGCAAGCGGCGGCCGAGCAGCAGGCGCAGGGTCTGATCCGCGATCTGAAGCGCCTCAAGCAGACGCCGGAGATCCTGTGCCCCTGCGGGAAGCCGTTCACCACGGCCGATGCGGAGATCGCCCGGGTGGCGGCCGAGCTGGGCGGCCTCGACCGCCCGGATCCGGGCTTCGACCTCGACACCGAGCTGGCTGCCCTGAAGCGCTGGACCTCGGAGGTTCTGGCCCAATGGGAGGAGCTGGAGGGCGTCCAGCCGGCGGCCGAGCTAGTCCACGACCCGCGCGAGGCCAAGGGCGCCGTCCACGTCGATGACGTGCAGAAGGCGCTCCGCGAGTTGGGCGTGGACGGCAAGAGCCGGATGGAGATCCAGGCCCTGGCCGGCGAGCTGCGGGCCTACCAGGCGGTGTGCGCCGCCCGGGACGGCTGTGCGGCCCGCCATGCGGCCTGGGAGGCCGAGGCGGCCTCGGTGCGGGACACGCTGGCCGCCGCGCGCGCCGTCGCCTCCGCGGACCGGCTGGCGCAGGCTGAGACCCTGCTGGCAGCCGTGCAGGTCTACGACGCCCAGCTGGCGACCTACCAGCGCTCCTTCGCCGACTGGGCGCAGGGCCGCGACCGGCTCACCGATCTCCGGCGCGAGCTGGAGAGCTGGCGCAACGGCAAGCAGGCCATGAACGACCTGCGTGCCGACACCAAGACGTACCTCGTGCCCGCGCTCTCGCGCGTCGCCTCGCATCTGCTCAACCAGATGACCGGCGGTGCGCGCGGCCGGATCGCGGTCGACGAGGACTTCGAGATCCAGGTGGACGGGCAGCCGCTCAACACCCTGTCGGGCTCCGGCAAGGTGTGCGCGAACCTGGCTGTCCGCCTGGGCCTTGGCCGCATCCTGACCAACGGCGTCTTCCCCGTCTTCATGGGGGACGAGATGGACGCGTCCATGGACAACGACCGGGCCGGCCACCTCCACGACGCCCTGTGCGCCCTGGAGGGCAAGCTCAGCCAGATCCTGGTCATCACCCACAAGCGCCCCGCCTGCTCGCGGGTCATCACGCTGGAGAACTGAGGTGGTAAACCGTCAACTTCGGGCGATGGGCCTGCGCATCCGCGCAGCCGACGCCCCACCAGTGGACGACGGCGTCCGCCGGCCGACAGGCCGGCCGGCGCCGGCCCGGCCCGGCTGGGAAGACTTCCTGGTCGCGGTGAAGCCGGTCGGCGATCCCTGGCCACCAGCGGTGCGCGCTCGGATCCAGCAGGCCCGTGCCCGCTACGAGGCCGGCACCCACGAGATGGTGACCTGCACCACGAAGGACGGCTGGACCCAGCTCTACAGCCGTCCGCGTCGGGTGCCTGCCGGCCCCCGGCCGTATTTCACGGAGGCGCGGTCGTGATCCAGGTCGCCACACCCGCCCCCGCGTGCCCGTTCCCGGGCCCCCAGGTCTACTTCGGCTCCGGTCGGCGCATCGACGCCTACCACTTCGAGGCCGACGACCTGCCGCCGCCACTGATCGGCCGCGCCCTGTCCCGCCTGAACCGCTACGGTGGTGCCGGCGAGCGCGCCGTCAACGTCGCCCAGCACTCGCTCCTCCTGTCCCACCTTGTCGGTGACTGCCTGCACCGGAAGCGCGCCGCGCTCATGCACGACGTGCCGGAGATGTGGACCGGGGAGATCCCGCGGCCGATCAAGCGGATGTGCCCCGGCATCGAGGCGGCCGACGCCTGCATGATCGCCCGGATCAGCGTCGTGTACGGCATCCCCATGTGGGCGTTCGAGGCGATCAAGGACGCCGACACAGCCATCTCGTTCGACGAGCGCCTGTTCATGTTCGAGCACATGGACCCCGCCGACCGGGAGATCGCCGAGGAGAACAAGCTCGGCATCCACATCGTGCCCGTGACCCCGGAGATCGCCGCGGTGTCGTGGACGCGGCGCTTCTACCAGCTCTTCAAAGAGGACCTCATCTGATGGCCGACGAACCAGAGTTCATGATCCGCAAGCTGCCAGGACCGGACGACGCGCCGAGCTGCGGCCCGGATCCCGCGCTGGAGCGCATCCAGGAGCTGACCGCGCCGGCTGGACCCATCACCCAGGAGCACGCCGAGAAGATCATGGAGGGCATTGCTGTGCCCGCAGTTGACGGTACGGACCGTACCGTCGATGGCATGGACCGCTTCAACTCCGGCAAGCACCGCATGACGCTCATCCCGGCGAGCCTCGGCCGGTACACGGCGGCGGTGCTCGAATACGGGGCGATCAAGTACAACGCCAACAACTGGCGCAAGGGCGGCAGCTGGACGTCGGCCATCGACAGTCTCCAGCGCCACGTCGATGCGTTCCGGGAGGGCGAAGACTGTGACCCGGAGAGCGCTCTACCTCACCTGGCTCACATCGCCTTCAATGTGATGATCCTGATCGAGTTCTTCGACAAGAGCCGGGGCCAGGACGACCGCTTCCGCTACCCCGACCAGCCGCCGGGGCAGCAGCTCCCCGTCCGCGATCTCACCTTCAACCAGCCGCCGGAGAAGAAGTCGTGACGTCGATCAAGCTGAAGCGGCTCACCGAGACCGCGATCATCCCGACCTACGGGTCCGACCAGGCGGCCGGCATGGATCTCCATGCCGACATCCCGGCGCCGGTCCGCATCGAGGCCGGTGGCCGGGCGCTGATCCCCACCGGGATCGCCATCGCGCTGCCGGTGGGGCTCGCCCTGCTGGTCTGCCCGCGGTCCGGGCTGTCGGCCAAGAGCGGCGTGACGGTCCACAACGGGCCGGGCGTCATCGACGCCGACTACCGGGGTGGCATCGGCGTGATCCTGCACGCGACCGAGCGCGCCTTCGTGGTCAACCCGGGCGACCGGGTCGCGCAGGGCGTGATCGTGCCGGTGGCGCGGGCCGTGTTCGAGGAGGTCGACAGCCTCGACGAGACGGCGCGAGGCACCGGCGGCTTCGGCTCGACCGGCGTGGGGAGGGCCGCGTGATGAAGCTCTCTCAGCGCTACCGGGTCGACCAGCTGATGAAGGAGCGCGAGCGGCTGCGCACCAGCATCGCCGCCGCGCTCGGGGACGAGGACATCAAGGTGCAGATCCAGGGGAGCGAGGCGCAGGGCGCGGTCCGGCAGGCATGCCTGCGCGCCATCAGCCAGCTCTACAACGACCAGCTCGTGGTAAACACCAAGGCGCTGGAAGACCTCGGGGTCGACGCGGACGACGGGCCGGTTCATCCGGCCAAGCCGGACCGCGGTGTGATGGTGGAGGACCGGCGGCGATGAAGCTCGAAAACCTGTACGCGGTGAACCAGCTCACCAAGGAGCGCAGCGACGTCGTGTCGAAGCTGAGCGCCGTACGGAACCCGGACACCCGCTACTTCAACGTCCACTTCCACGGCATGGCCCAGGAGCAGGCCATCGCGGAGGCGGCGGCAGCCGGGCTGGTCCCCTACTTCGAGGATCGACTGTCCGAACTGGACCGTCAGCTCACAGCCCTTGGTGTGATCATCGAGGAGTGAGACAGGGGCCGGCGGGTGACCGCCGGCCTCTCGCGTTTCAGCTGTCGAGGTGGTCCGGCTCCAGCTGCGAGTTGACGGCCTTGGTGAGCCACTCTGCCGTCGCTTGCTGCACCGTGCTGCCTACGAGGCGGTTGTTGGCGTCGAAGACGAAGCCACCCTCGTGGCGCCATGGCAGCGGATGCTGGTCAGCGCCGGCAGGCGGCTTCGGCATCGGCTTGGCGCCTCGGAACGGGATGATCTTGGCACTCTCACTCATGCCGGCGTTCTAGCCGTCACGGTCCGTTTCGTCCAATCGCGCCTGCCGGTCGGCGACCCAGGCGACTACCGAGCAGGCGACGATCACCACGACCCAGACGGTGGGTTCTGTGAGGGTCCCGAACATCAGACCTTGTTCGAGATCATGCCGATCTGCATCGCCGCAGTCGACACGGTCTGCTCCCACACCTGGTAGTCCGTGTAGATGAACATCCGCAGCTTATCGCCGGCCGTGCATTTCGCGATCCGCGCGTAGCTGGCGGTGTAGCGCGAGGCGTTCGGCCGGAAGGTCCAGAGGAAGTGGGGGCCGTCGCCCTGCGCGGTGTGGACGCCGAACCCGAACTCGTACTGCTTGCCGCTTCCGTCCGGCGGGCGGAAGGAGGCGTTGATCAGGTAGAGCCCCGTCTCCGGGACCACGTACCAGTTGCTGGGCCCGTCGAAGAGGTTCTCCGCATCCGCCGTCTTCTGGTTCATCGGGACGCGCGGCCAGGCCGTGTTGCCGTCCGTCACGTAGGGCTTCACGCCCTGGCCCGACACGTCGCAGAAGTGCGTCTGCGGAAGGATCGCAGGGATCGCCCAGCCGAAGGAGTTGGCCGCATCGCTGGCCCGGATCAGCATCATGCCGCCCGCCCCTCCCGGGGGGAGGAGGCGGGGTGCGATCTTGTTATTGTACTGAGCCTGCATCCGCTGGGAGAACAGGATCAGTCGCTCGGCCAGCGAGGACATCTTACGCCGCGAGCCCCGTCTCGAAGATGGTCACCAGGTCGGTGTCCGGGTTGCCGATCTCCGACTTGGTGTAGGCGTCGGTGATGCCGTAGCCGGAGATGCTGGTGGGCCGGTTCGCGATGGCCGCCCACTCCGGGGTGATGTCGGCCAGCTGGATGTAGCTGCCCGCGGCGGTCTTCGAGCCCGAGCCCGAGTAGACCCACCGGAAGCCGTCCGTTGTGGTGACCACAGTGCCCTGGCCGATGGTGCTCTGCTGCGCGGCCGTCAGCGCGGTCAGATCGCCCGAGGACGCCACCTGGATCTGGGAGGCGATCACCGGCAGGCGGGCCGGGTCGATGGTGCCGGAGGTGATCAGCGAGGCGTCGTGCGCGCTCGGCGGGAAGCTGGCGGGCTTGTTCGAGACGTTGCCCCACGCGACCGCGTCCGCCGAGGCGGCCGACGCCGCCCGGTCGACGGTGCCGTCGCCGTTCGTGTCGTAGGTCGACTTCAGCATGTCGCCGCTGCCGGCGCCGGCCGCCTTGTCGAACAGCTCGTTGATCGCCGCCACCAGGTTGCCCTTGGCGGTCGTCTTCAGGGCGGCGTTCGTGCTCGCGTTGCCGTTGACCAGCGTGCGCAGCGACTTGAACTCGGTGGCGATGCGGGTGGTGAGGTCGGTGAGGCGGGTCGCCAGGCTGGCCATGATAGTCCTCTCAGATGAGCTTGTTGTCGAAGAGCAGGGTGAGGTCGCCGGGATCGGTCTCGGTGCCCTCACCGGGCGGGCCGGCCTGGCCCGGCGGTCCGGGCGGCCCTTCCCGGCCGGGCACGCCGACCTTGGCGACGACGTACTCGACGACCTCGGCGGCCGGCGGTGTCTGACCGGCCGTGGAGCGCGTCACGCGCCTCGTCGTCACCCGCCGCTGGATGCTGGTGGAGACGATCTCAACCACGCTGGGAGACCCCCCGCTTCAGCTCCAGGTTGATGATGTGCGTGACCAGGTCCCGGCCGCCCGTCAGCGTCACCAGCACGTCGCCCGAGTAGTTGCCGGGCGACATGACCTCGAACACCTCGCTCTCTGCCGCCGTCACCAGCTGCTTCTGGGCGGCGTCCACCGTCACCGGCAGCTCGATCCGCCCGCCGCTGGTGCTCAGCAGCGTGCAGATCGCCGTCGCCCCGACCAGGTCATCCATGTCGAGCGGCAGAACGAGGCTCCAGTCCTCGTTCGTGCGATGCACGACGTTCAGGATGAGATAGTCGACAGCGCCGGTCATGATCTTCTCGAAGTTCGATCAGGATATGGTGCCCGACATCTTGTAATGCCAGGCACGAACATCTTCAGAAGATCAGGGCGGCGAAGTGCTCGGCCCGTGCCCCGACTTGCTCTGCGAGGCCTTGACCCCGATGCCGTCGAAGCTGCCCGGCGCCGGCAAGGTGACCGTGTTCTCGGCGAACTTGAAGTTCAGGGTCCAGCTCTCGGCCTCGGACGGCACGACGTAGTCGAGCCACGAGCACCAGCTGTAGGCCTTCGAGTACATCTGGGCGTCGCCGAGCGAGGCCGCCGGGTCGGTCGGGACCGGCAAGATGTACTTGTCGCCCCCGAGCGGCCCGAAGTCCTCCTCGAACGCCTGCTTCACCGGGATCCGCTGGCCGGTCGACGTCTTGATGGTGCGCTTCACCACCACATCGCACTGCTCGCGGCGGTCGACGTGCTGGGCCAGCAGGATCGGGTCGCCGGGCTTGACCTCGGGCGTGAGGTTGACGCGCTCGATCATCGAGAGCGGGTAGCTCTTCTTCGAGATCTTGGTTCCCATCCAGCCGCCGCAGCCGCCGACCATCGCGATGAAGGTCCAGAAGGCGATCTTGTTCACCGTGTGCCTCATGGTTTGACGAGCTTCAGGGCGCTCAAGATCCAGCCCCAGATCTTCTGGAGATGCTCGCCGGCCAGCACGACCGCCGCCAGGCCGGCCAAAAACGATGCCACTGACCATTTGATGACCCTCCCGATGCCAAAGAGAATATTGATCAGCTTCAGGACGGTCTTGAGCCGGGTGAAGTCTTCCGGCTCAAACCGCACCAAGATGTTGATCCCTTGCTTGAGGTTCTTGGCTTCCTCATCGTCGATCCTGATCAGGATCTCTTGCAGCAGGGGATGGACCTGATCGAACTCGATCCGCGGAGACTGGTCGATCCGCGGGCCGAAATGACCGTGCGACAGCAGCTCGATGTCCGGGTCACGCTTCTCGTGAGGGACATCGGGCATGCTGCCGCGCTGGAAGCGCGAGCCCTTGGCCACGGGATCAGCCCTTCTTGACCGGCTTCCCGGGCACGAGGGCTGCCGGAGCCGGGCGCTGGATGACGCCGGCCAGCTTCTCCTTGGTCTGCTGCCAGGCGGTGACGCCCGCCACGGCGCCCGCCGGGATCAGCACGGTGGTGATCGACGCACCGAGGTTCACGACGTGCGTGAGCGCGGTCGGATCCTTGGTGACGATGGTGTTGATCGCCGCCGCGACGCAGACGAAGCCGTAGCTGAGCGTGACCGCCCCGACGCAGTACATATTGAAGGGCCGCGCCCAGCGCTGGAACCGGTCACCGGCCGTGATCTCGGCGCGCAGCGACAGGTTCGCCTGCTCGATCTGGACCTGCTTGGTCTGCTCGACCATCGCCTCCAGCTTCGCCTTGTTGTCCGCCTCGAACTGCACCGCGGCGGCCTGAGCCGCCGGATCTTGCAGCGTGGTCGAGATCGCCTCCGGCGTGGTGTCGGGGGCACCGATGGCCGAGGCCAGCGAGCCGATCAGGTTGCCGGCGATGGCGCCCGGGACGCCACCGATCACCGTGCCGAGGATCGGCGCGCCGATCTTCATGAGCTGGCCGGCGACTGGGCCCCACTCCACGTTCTTCAGCCCATCGAAGTTCATGGCTCAGACCTTTGCTGCTTCGGCCAGGAAGGCGTTGGCGCGCTCCTGGTGTGCTCGGATGAAGTGGAAGGCGACGAACAGCGCGATGCCGACCACGGCGACCGCGATGCCGACCTGCAGCCAGTCGACACCCTGCTGCGCCGCCGCGATGGTGCCCGTGCCGCCGCCGGCCGCCGTGGTGGTGGCGACGGTGGTCCCGGTCTTGACCTTGGTCTGGGACGTGGCGGCCTCGCCCTTCAGGGCGGTGTTCACCGCCACCGGGCTCGCGCCGGCAGCCGCCAGCGCCATCTTGATCGCGCCCGCCTCGATCTTCGCGACGCGGGCCAGCCAGCCCTTGCCGAAGGTCTTGAAGGTCGAGAGGCCCTGGTAGAAGGAGCGGCGCTGGCCGGAGATCGCCTTGATCCGGGTGACCGCGTCCGCGATGGCGGCGGTCGCTGCTGCGAACTTCTTCCCGCGGCTCGGGCCGGAGTTCACCGAGCTGTCGAAGATCGGCAGGTCGACGCCGTCCGGCAGCTGGTCGCAGCCGGCCGTGGTCCAGTATTTCGCGCGGTAGATCTCCGCGGCCTGGTCCTTGGTCAGGTTGGCGATGTCGAGCGTCGGGAACGATGCGGCGGCGATGCCGTACTTGGTGCCCTTCAGGACACCCTTGCCGACCTTGCCCCCGGTCCAGTTGCCGGGGTCCTTCGCGTTGTTGGTGTAGCCGCCCTCACCCTCGAAGATGTAGGGGAGGCAGCGCTCCAGGCGCACCGCGCTACTTGAGGCCGGCATGGATCTTCTCCGGGTCAGCTTCGCCATAGACGGCGGCGTATTCGGCCCGGATCAGCTTCAGCAGCCACTCGCTGGTCGACTTCTTCGCCAGCTTGGCCATGACGGCAGCACGCGCTCGATCAGCGCGGGTTCCGTAGGCCATGATTGCTTGGTTGCGGGGCATGCCCGCATATAGGTGCGTCTGCTAGTAGATTTGATGCCTTCCCCTAAGTCCTAGGGGAAGGTTCACGCGAACATCTTCAGATCAAGTCCCAACTTGTTCAAGATGTTAATCACGTCGGCGGCGCTGGCCGCCGCCTCGATGTCGACGTTGACCTTCATCCGGGCCAGCTCCAGGTCGGCGGACTGCTTGGCCATATCCAATATGGTCGTCGCCAGCTCGGCCGGCGTGACGCCGCGCAGCGCCGCCTCGCCCTCGATCAGCGCCGAGCTGCCGCCGGCCTGCACCGAGGCGGCCTCGGCCGCCTTCATCACGTACATGGCACGCAGGGTGGCCGGCGTGCCGTCTGCCTCGGCCCGGTCGACGAAGTGGCTCCTCGCCAGGTTCTTGGCGGCCTCGCGCAGCGCGGTGAGATCGGGTCCGAAGATCATGGCGTCACCGTCAGGTCGAAGCTGCAGGGCAGGTTCGGGAAGGCCTCGAACGAGATCCGGTAGGTGCCGGTCAGGGTGAAGCCGATCTTGAGGCTGCCGCCCGGGTGCTCGTGCGTGCCGCTCACCGGGCCGTCGAACCGGACGGTGCAGGCCGGCACGCGCGGGATCGAGACCTCGGTCCCCACCGACGCCGTGGCCTGCTCCGGCACGCCGGCCAGCACCGGGCGGTCCACCAGCTTCGGTGTCTTGCCAGTGAGCTTGACGTAGCGCGTGGTGCGGAACTCCTGTTGGTCCCAGCCGGCATCACCGATCAGGATCCGCTCACCGCGGTCCTGCCAGTCCTGGGTGAAGCCGATGGCCTGGTTCACCACCCCCGTGATCCGCCCTGTCTCGTCGTAGACGGCCGCCTCGGCGAGGGTCTTGTAGTCGCGCTCGCCGCTCATTTCGCCAGCTCCGTCACGGACAGGTAGACGCCACCAACGTTCTCGCCGTTCGTGTCGCGCACTCGTAGGATAAACGACCTGATGACGCCAGGCGTCCAGCTGAACACCAGCGTTGTCGGCATCATGAATAGTGAGCTTGCACTGACGTTTGGCTGATAGAGATACGAGAAGATGTTGACGATGCCGTTTAGATTGGCCCAGTTGTTGCCACCGTCGTCAGAGTAGTCGACGTACAGGTTGCCGTTCGTGGCCAGCGCCGGATGTGGCTGGCCGCCGTCGCCTCGCCGGAACGCGAGGATCTGGAAGGAGCTGGTCTCCGAGCGGCTGTCGATGGCGAGCTGTGCTGTCGGACCAGTCGAGGTAGCCGACACGGTCTGAGAAACGGCCTTGCCGGCGATCTTGATCGTGTCGACCGCGAGGTCGCCGATCTTGGCGTTAGTGATCGTGGCGTCGCGGATGAACGCGCCCTCGATCACCGCCTCCTTGTCGGTGACCTTCAGGACGTTCTGCCCGCGGCCGTCGCGCAGGGTGAGGCCGTAAGCGTCGGTCCCGTCGAACACGCCGACGTAGCCCATCGAGAGATGCTCGATGCCGTCGTTGCCGTAGAGGCGGATCAGCTGGTTGGCCGAGTTGATCTGGAAGTTGATGCCGCCCACGAAGATGAAGTCGGCCGTCAGCGTGCCGGCCCCGACCTTCTCGGCGGTGATCGCCCCGGCCTTGATCGCGTTCGCGGTCACGCTCTCGGCGCCAAGGTGCTTCGCCTGGATCGCATTGGCCGCGATCTGGTCAGCCTGGATCGACCCGGTCTGGATCCGGGTGCCGTCGATGATCGTGCCGCCCACTAGCACCGACAGCCCGGTCACGCCCGAGATGGTCGCGATCAGGATGGTCTCGGCGTCGTTCGAGATGTCGGGCCAGTTGTCCTTGCCGGCATGCAGACCGCTGGTCGGCTGGCGCTTGTCCCACCACACGTACCAGAAGCCGCCGTCGATCCCGACGAGGGCCGCCGGGACATCGTACGCCTTGGGCGTGCCATCGTCGGCCGTGATCAGGATCTGGCCGGCTGTCCAGCCGAGCTTGTTGGTGAGCGCGCCGTTGGCGTCCCGCTCAGCGTAGAAGTAGACGCCCACGAGCTGCACGCCGCGCGCACCGATCTTCAGGCTGTTGGCCTGGATCGAGTTGGCGGCGATGGCGCCGCCCTCGATCTTGGACTGGTCGGTGCCGTTCAGCCACGACGCCATGGTGGACGAGCCCACCGTGATCTTGTCGGCCGTGACCGCACCGGCCTTGATCCGGTCGCCCTCGATGGAGCCCGCCTTGATCCGGTCGCCCTCGATGCTCCCGGCCTGGATCCGATCACCCGTGATGGTGCCGGCCACGATCTTGGCGTTCGTGACCGAGCCGTCCGCCAGCTCGTCGCCGGAGATCGCCGGGTTCGTGGCGGTGGCCGGCGCCGAGTAGCCGTCCGCGGTGACGCCCGAGGTGGAGACCGAGCGCAGCCAGAAGGTCCGCTGCGTCTGCACCGGCACCGTGCCGTCGTAGGAGAAGGTGGACCCGGCCGACACCTTGCGCATCGCCGAGCCCGAGGGCGGCGACTGGGCGACGGAGGCGCGGTCGATGGACCACACCTCGATCCAGGCGAGGTCCTTGGCGGCCGGCGCCGTCCACGAGAGCGTGACGCCCTGGTAGGTGCCGGTCGCGACCACGCCGGTCGGGTTGTCGGGCTTGGCCTTGCTCGATGCCGTGGTGATCGAGGCGACCGGCGACCAGTCCGACTGGCCGAAGCCGGACGCGGCCACGGCCCGGACCTTCACCTGGACCGGGATGGCCGGCCGGAGCCCGTGCAGCTCGAAGCTGGCGTCGCTGACCGGGAACTCCAGGAAGCCACCACCGCCCTGCGCCACCGCTACGGTGTAGCGGCCGGCCGGGCCGTCCCAGGTCGCGCGCAGCACAGCCGTCACCGTGCCGTCCGCCGCCGTCTCTGCGTCGGAGGTCAGGGTGGGCTTGGCCGGCACCGGCGGCGGCGCGGCGTCGAACAGGGTGACGGTGGCCTTGCGGGACACCTCCCCGCTCACGTTCAGCCCGGTCTTCCCGTAGGCGTCGTAGCCGGCGATGCGGACGAAGTAGGTGGTCTCGGGGACCGCCGGCAGCGCGATGTTGGTGTTCGGCCCGTCGTAGGCCGGCGGCACCACGGCCGGGTCGTAGCCGGAGGCCGGCTCCATCCACACCAGCACGCCCGCGAAGTCGCCGGGCGGCGCGTCGTAGGAGATGAAGATCGTCTCCGACACGCTGTCGAGCACCGGGGTGATCGCGGGCGGCGCCGGGTGGCTCACCGACAGCTCGACCGGGGTCGAGAGCTGGCCGGTGGTGTCCCGGGCCCGCACGCGCACGGTGAAGGCGCGCAGCGCCTGGCCGTTCTCGGCCAGGTTCTGGGCCAGCGTGTAGGGGAAGACGAGCTGGCCCTGCACGGCCTCGCTGTGGACGACGACGCCGGCCGGGCTCACCACCTCGACCAGGTAGTCCTTCACCAGCGGGTCGGCCGAGGCGCCCCAGGAGAAGCGCGGGTTCACGGCGCGGAAGATCGGCGCCTCGGGCTCGTCAAGGAGCACGAGGTCGGTGGGCGGCACCACGGAGCGCACGGTGGTGCTGTCGGCCACCGTGTAGCTCAGCGTCACCGGGGCGCTCTCGGTGGAGCCGTCCAGGCTCACCGCGGTCACCATCAGGGCGTAGACGGCCGGGGCCGGCGACAGAAGCCGGAAGGTGGTGTCGCCGGGCTCGGCCACGATCTCGGCCGGCTGGCCGTTCACGGACTGCCGGACCCGGTAGCCGCGGATCAGCTTCGTCTCGGAGGCGTCCCAGTTCGCGATCAGGCTGAAGGTGCCGTCCGCCGCGAGGTCGGGCCCGATCCGGGCGTTGGTGACCGGGTAGACGAACTTCGAGAGCGGGCCGGTCTGCAGGCCGGTCAGGTCGCGCAGCTCGACGTCGCCGTCCACGAAGGCCCACTTCAGCCGGTTCACCTCGATGGCGGTGATGTCCAGCTGGTCGGGCTCATCGTCGGCCTGGCTGATCGACGTGATGCGGAACGCCTTCGGCGCGCCGATGGAGAACACGGCGTATTCCGGCAGCGTGTCGGCGAGCGCCTGGGCGAGCACCAGCTCGCTCTGCGCGCCCGGCTGATCGACCTGCAGCGGGTAGGTCACCACGCGCAGGCCGCCGGCCGCGTCCGACACGGTGAACTGGACGCTGTAGCTGATGCCGGCCTCCAGGTAGATCTGGTCGCGCAGCGGCAGCCGCAGGGTGCCGGCCGGCAGCGGCTCCATGTTGCGCACGCGCCCGGAGATGACGTTGGTGGACTGGTCGTCGGCGACCAGGATCACCTGGAACGGCAGCAGGTAGCGGCCGAGCCGGTTCGTCTTGAAGTTGACGATGATCTTCTCGGTCAGCGATGTGGCCAGCCGCAGCCGGCCGCGCTTCACCGCCTCGGCGGCATCCCGGCAGCCGACCGCCACGAACTCCTCGGGGTTGCGCCCGTGGACGTCGATGGCGTTCTGGTCCCACACCCGCACCCGGTCCTCGCGGTACTCCAGACCCGGGTTCTTGAACGACACCTTGAAGTCGTTCTTGCGCTCGGTGATGTCGGTGAGGCTGTAGTTGAAGCTCCCCTCGATGGTGTTCTCGGGCGCGAAGATCGCCACCGCCGGCTGGTCGTCGGCGTCCCAGATCACCGTCGAGAAGCCGTCGCCCCGGTCGACGTACCGACCGCCGGCGATGCCCACGACGTAGTTGATCAGCTCGTTCAGAGACCGAGCTTCCTGAATGTATTCGTTGAACCGGAAGCCGTGCGCGGAACAGTGCTTGCCGAACTCGTAGTAATCCCACTGGTCAGGGACCTCGGGATAGTAGGCGTTCTTGCCGTACCGAGCGTTCTTGATCAGGTTGTACGCATGCCAGGCCGGGTTGTTGGTGTAGGCCATCTTGAACGTGCCGTCCCACAGCCCCGGAAACTCGGACAGCTGGGTGGTCTCGTTGAAGACGTGGTTCGACGGCACCGGGATGATGACGCCCCGGTAGATGCCGGTGAACTCCGGCAGGCTGGTGAAGGTGTCGGTGGCGCGGATCGTCAGGTGCGCGAGCGCCAGGTCCGGGAAGCTGTAGACCTGGGCCACGACCTCCTGGATGCTCTCGAACGTGATGTCCTTGAAGTTGTCCTTCGTGGTCGGCGGATCGAGCCGGGTGACGCGCACGTCGTAGGGCTCGTTGATCCGGGCGACCGGGATCCGGTACTCCTTCGGGTAGTTCGAGCGCGTCAGGCCGGAGATGACCACGTTGCCGGGCGCCGCGATGGGCGTGTCCGGGAAGGTCTGCGTGCCGACCCAGCTGGTGTCGTTGTAGCTGTAGACGATCTCGCCGCTCTCGGGAGTGAGCAGCCAGTCGAACACCGTCACGCTGCCGGCCGGCGGCGCGGCGCCCGAGGGCGAGAACCAGGCGCGCCGGGTGTCGCCGACGTGGTCGGTCCACTGCCAGACCCAGAAGCCGGAGATGATCGAGCTGGTGAGGCCGGTGGGGACCTGCCAGGCCTTGCCGTCCCACGCGCGCGGCGCCCAGTGCTCCTCGGTGGTGATGAACCACATCGCCCCCTGCTCCTTGGCCTGGAGCGGCGGATCGGTCTCGGGCGCGAGGTAGGTCTCGTGCAGGGCGGCGTTGACCAGCGAGCCGGCCCGGACGCTGTCCGGGCGGTAGTTCGAGCCGCCGGAGGTGTCGGGCGGCGGGGGAGGCTCGTTGTCGAACGGGATCTGCCAGACGCTCGACGAGCGCGGCTTCACCTCGATCTTCATCGTCATGCCGTTGGCGAACTCGCCGCCGGTCGTGCTCACGACCAGCAGGCGGTTCACCACGAACCGGATGTCGATGTAGTCGATCTGGGTCTTGTCGCCCTGCGCCACCACCATCTGGTTCTGGGCGCGCATGGGCAGCCCGACGTTCTTCGACGAGGCGAAGCCGCCGAGGTTCGGCCGGATGCTGTCGGCGGGGTTGGTCCCCTTCAGCATCCGCAGCTCGAAGTTGGAGATGTTCGGGGTGCCGGTGCCCTTGTCGAGCAGCGGCACGTCGCCGACGTAGAAGCTCGACGCGCCGTCCTTCAGGCCCTGGATCGGGCCCTCGGACAGGGCGAGGATCAGCTCGACGGTGTCGGCGCCGAACAGGTTGTCGTCGTAGCGGGTGGCCGAGCGCGGCTGCGAACCGGTCAGGCTCTTCCGACCCTTCAGGGGCGCGTTCATCAGATCCCCCCGGTGTCGACAGCGTCGATCTGGAACGACAGGTACTGGCCGCCGATCTTGTCCTCGCCGCAGAGGATCGGGATGCGGGTGCCGATGTCGACGGTGTTGTGTGGCGTGCCCAGGTAGTGGCTCTTCTTCTCCACCTGGTCCTTGTTGTCCCGCTTGGGCGTGTTGAACATCTGCAGGATGCCCCCGAGCACCATGAGGATGCCGAGCTTCAGCAAGATCGGCGCGAACACCTGGCCGATGCCCGGGATGAACGAGGCGGCCACCAGCACGGCGCCGATCAGCACCTGGAAGAAGCCACCATTCTTGCCGCCGTTCAGCTGCGGGAAGATGTGCAGGTCCTGCACCTTGGACGGGGCGATCAGGTCCTCGATGGTCTCGTGACCGGCGACCTTCACCCGGAGCGGGCCAGACACGGCGTTACCGCGGAACCCCGGCAGCTGCCGGGTCACGGCCTTGATCGCCTCGGCGACCGTCGCCGCATGGACCACGATGGGCTCGGGATGGATGCTCTTCAGGCTTCCGTGGAGATGGATGCGTCGCTGCACGGATGACCTGCCCCCGCTCTACGGCGTAGCAGGCAACGCCGTCCGAGCCGATGATATAGTGTTGAAGGTGTGGGTAGTTCAAGAAACTGATAAGATCATCCCGGGTAAGGTTGCAGTCTGTCCCGGTATGTGTGTGCCATGAGGCGGCGGCGAGATCTTCGTACTTCAGGAGGTCATCGCCGGAGATGTCGAAGCCGTTGGCCGGGTCGTGGCACAGGTTCTTGACCTCGACCACCTCGCCGGTCTTCAGGACGAAGCCGCAGCGCTCGGGGGCCAGGAGGTCATCCTCGTACCGGCCAGCCAGATCGGATATGGTCGCCTCAGACATCGAGGCGGCCCTGGCGCGCGTCTTCGAGCTGGTCGCGGATCCGCTGCGGGACCAGGTCCCAGGCGTCGATCTCGGTCTCGGTGAGGAGCTTCGAGCCGTCGACCTGCGGATGCCGGAGCACGGCGACGGTGGTGTCGCGGAACAGCGGCCGGTTGTAGCTCTCGATGCACGACACCTGGCCGGCCAGGTGGTGCAGGATCTTCTCGCCCGGCAGCAGGATCGCGCCGTGGTTGGCGACCGGCGCGCGGATCGCCATCAGGATGACGTCGCCCGGCAGCCGGCTGCGTGGGTGCCCGTGGAACAGGTCGAAGCCCACCTCGTGGTAGAGATCGAGGTAGAGGTTGAGGTGCTTGCCCTCGGCGTCCGGCTCCCACCAGTTGTCTGGTCGAGCGACGTCGGGCACCTGGATGCCGAAGTTCGTCGCGTAGAACTCGCGCATCAGCGAGAAGCAGTCCGCCTCGCCGTGCTTGAACTCCCGCCCCAGGAGGCCCGCCGTCTTCATGGCGAGTAGATGGTACGTTTCGTACCGATCTGCTAGTGGGGATCACAGCGTTGCTCTGTCGACATTGAGGCCCAGCCCACATACGATGCGAGGCACAAACTGAGCCATAAATGTGAGATCTAAATGATGCCGGAGGCAGACGAGCCCGTTCAGTTGAATACCGTGTTTGGTAAAGATAAATATTATGATGATGTTAGATTTAGTTATGAGGCTATACGAGATGTAATGAAGGCATATGGCGAGAAGCTGAAGTCAAGATCTGACGAGGTTCGATATTTTAATGTGAATTTTACTGAGGGCGGGGATGATTTCTCAGTAACTAATCCCCGTCCAGCCCATACCCAGCGGGCGGTTAAGTCAAAGTACTTTACTATTCACGTCTATAGCGAAAGTAGCAAAACATCTTTTTCGTTACGATATCAAAAGAACACACTTCAGTGTTCAATTGGCGGATTTTCCGATGAGAGAGATTTGGACGAATTGTTTTATGTTTTGGATAAAAGATATGCCGAAAGTAAAATCGCGGTTGGAGAAGCTCTGAAAGACGTGACCATTTTTATTGGTCACGGCCGAAGCGGCTTGTGGCGCGATTTAAAGGACCATTTGCAAGACAAGCATCATTTTAAAGTCGAGGCTTATGAGACCGGCGCTCGTGCTGGTTATAATATTCAAGATATATTGAAAGAGATGTCAAGTAGAGCTTCAATGGCTCTTTTGGTTCATACGGGTGAAGACATTGATCGTGAAGGAAAAGAACATGCTCGTGAAAATGTTGTACATGAGACTGGTCTTTTTCAGGGAAAATTAGGTTTCAAGCGTGCGATAGTCTTGTTGGAAGATGGCACGAACGAGTTTAGTAACATAGCGGGATTGCAGCAATTGCGATTTCAAAAGGGAAATATCAAAGAGATCTTTGGGGATGTAATTGCAACCATCAAGCGTGAGTTTGCCCCTCGTTGAATAATAGACGCTTCACAGCGTCACGAACGGGAAGCCCTCACTCGGGAGGAACATGCGCGCGGGGATCAACTGATCCGGGCCGTCCGACAGCGAGCGCAGCTCGAACGAGATGCTCTGGCCCGAGATCAGGTCCTTTACCCGGCCGATGAAGTACATCTCGTTGTTCGAGATCACCACGCCCCGCTCCAGGTGGTCGCGCAGGACCGTGTAGCGCTGTAGCAGCGCGCCGTCGAAGCGGCCCTCGAAGGCGGCCTCGTTGAAGATCCCGACCGGGTTCATCAGGCGCAGCGTCGGCCGGCTCTTCTCCTCCTCGGAGGACCGGGAGTAGCCGGAGAACTGCACGGCCAGGTGGTCCCAGGTCTTCCCGTCCCACTGGGTCGAGGAGCCCATCGGGCCGTCCCGGAAGCGCAGCACCGCGCTCGCGCCGTCCGGCACGTTCATCAGATTGATCTCGTAGAGGATCACCTCGCCGTCAGCTGTGAGCTTCAGACCCTCGTCGACGTGGGAGCTGGGAACGGTCATGGCTGGATCAGCATCTCGATGTCGAAGGCTTCCATCTGGAAGACGCGCCAGCTCACGCCGTTCACGACGCGCCCGCCGATCTCACCCGGGCTGGTCTTGATCGGCTTGGGCATGACCAGGGGCTTGTTGAAGCGGCAGATGATCTGGCCCTGCCTTGGGTGCATGACGTAGAACGGCAGGTACATCCTGTGGAACTTGTAGAAGTCCTCCAGGGCGTGGATGTTGAGCTTTGGCTCGACGGTCGGATCCGGCGCCGCGCCGAACACCGCCTGGAAGGCGAACATGGCCGGGAAATTCAGGTGCAGGATCACCTCGTCCGGGCCGGTGGGCGCCGAGGCGAAGCGATACCCGCGCCCGAACTTGACCGTGGCGCCGGCGGGGTACTCGTCCTGGGGCGTCGAGTACGGGAAGTCGAAGGTCTTCAGTGCCATCTCAGCCTCGCGCCGCCACGCTCTTGATCAGCTGCCGGATCGCCCCGCCCCGCTGGATGTTGTCGCCGATCATGTGGACCACGTCGTTCTGGCTGGGCGGCGGGACCTGCTCGCGGTCGACGACGTAGACGTTCGCCGCCGCCGAGGCGCCGCCGAACCGCTGAGCGGCGTCGACCTTCGGCGCGCGGTTCACCATGGCGCCGCCCAGCGCGTTCACCTGGTCGAGCTGCTCCTGGCCGATGGCGTCCACCGCCGACCGGCGCAGCAGGTACTCGCCCGGCTGCGCCAGGATCATCTTGCTGTCGCGCATGGTCAGCGCCGCGTCCGCGCCCGGCACCGCGCCGCCGCCGGCCATGCGGATCGGGCCGCCCGAGTACATGCCGAACAGCGAGCCGATCCCCGACAGGATGCCGCCGCCGGCGGCCGCGCCGCCGCCCGTGAACAGCGACTGGAAGATCGAGTTCGTCAGGCTCTTCGAGATCTGGCTCATCAGCCCCGACAGGATCGAGGTCGCGAACTGCTTCAGGGCCTCGCCGGCCTTCATCGACCCGTTGAACAGGTTGGTGAAGAAGTTGTCGAAGGCGCCGCCCACCACGTTCAGGCTCTCGGTCAGGGTCTTCTGCGCCTGCACCACCGGGTCGACGACCTGGCCCTTGAAGTCGAGCACGCCCCGGCTCTTCAGGAAGCTGTCCATGGCGCCGGAGGCCGCCTCGCCGTAGGTGCGCTGCGTGCCGGCCTGCTGCCGCGACAGGTTCACGGTCGGCTCCAGGACCTTGTTCCGCTCGCGCAGCTCCAGGATGCGGCGCTGGACCTCGACACCGTCACGGTCGACGTCGAGCCCGGCGTCCTTCATCTGCTTGAGGGTCTCCTCCAGCGCGACGATCTTGGCCTGGTTGCTCTCGTAGGTGCCCTGCAGCTCCTTCTGCTTCTCCAGCTGGTTGATCTCCTCGCGGAGCACGTTGAGCCGGTCGGTGTTGCCGGCGCGGCCCTCGTTCTCGGGACGCTCCAGCTCCTTCTGCTCCGCGCGCAGCTGGGTCAGCCGGTCCTCGTAGGCCTTGAGGCTGTCCTTGCCGATGGTCTCCGCGGTGGCCAGGCCCTGCTGCTGGAACAGGCCGGCGAAGCGCTTGCGGGTCGCATCGGACTGGGCGGCGCGCGCGTCATCGTCCAGGCCCGGCTTGTTGCCGTCCTCCTGCTTCGCGATGTCGAGGAGCTGCTTCAGCGTGCCGTAGGCGTCCCGGCTGGCGCTCATCGCCGCCGCCGGGTCCTGGGCGCGCTTCACCGCCTCCAGCTGGGTGTCGTAGGTCTCGGACAGGGCCTTGTCGGTCCGCTTCAGCTCGGCCAGCTGGCGGGCGCGCTCGTTGGCCTGGGCCTTCTGCTCGTTCTCGGCCTTCTTCCGCTCCTCCTCGGCCGCCGTCTTGTCGTCCGTGGCCTGGCGCATGCGCTTGACCTCGGCGTCGCCCGTGGTGCCGAACGGGTTGCCGATCGCGGCCGAGGCCGCCCGGAACTTCCGCTCGATCAGCGCCACCAGCTCGTCGGCCGTCATGTCGGCCCGGCCACCGTTGCCGGTGATCGCCGCGCGCGCCTTCGAGGCGTCGCCACCGTAGACGCCGGTCAGCGCATCGAGCGCCGAGCCCGAGCCGGCGCGCAGCAGCGCCAGCGAGCCCGCCGCGCCCTGCTGGTGCATCAGGTACAGCTCCTCCGGCGTCGCCTCCCGGCCCATGTTCGAGCGGAAGGTGCCGGCGTTGCGGTCGGTGAACTCCTGGAAGGCCTTGATCTGGGCCGACAGGCCCGTGTCCACGTCCCGGGTGCCGTACATCTTCTGCCAAGTGGACGGCATAAACTGGAAGATGCCGGCCGCGCCCGCCGACGAGCGCCGGGCCCCGGAGATGACGTCGGGCGAGTAGCCGCTCTCGATCTGACCGGCGCCGAGCGCGTACCGGATCCGGTCCTCGCTCGCGCCGGCCGCGCGCAGCTGGTCGACGATGGTCTGCTGCGCCGAGCCGGCGCTGAACGCCACCGTGGGGCCGAGCGTGGACGGCAGCTTCAGGTCCACCTTGTCGGCGTTGATCCGGTTGATGCTCTGGCCGATCTTGGCCACCTCGCCGAGGAGCCGGTTGATCTCCTGCACGGCCGCGCGCATCTGCTCGGGCGTCGAGCGCACGTCATCGCGGACCTTCTCCAGGCCCTTGATCTGCTCCTGCAGCAGGTCGCGCCGCTCGGTCGCCCGGTCGCCCGGTCGGCCTGGAAGGTCAGCATCTGGGTCTGCACCCGGCGGTGGATCTCCGCGTAGGTGACGACCAACTTGTTCAGGTCGGCCTGGCCCTTCTCGGTCAGCTCCCGCTGCTTGTCCTTCAGCTCGGGCGAGTTGGCGATGATCTGGTCGGCGTTGACGCCCTGCTCGATCTTGAACAGCCGCTCGCGCGCGGTGTTGATCACCTCCTGGTAGTGGGTGGCCAGGCCCTGCAGCTCCGGCACCCGGGCCGGGTCCTGCGTGGTCGAGGCCTGCCGCTGCAGCAGCTCCATCTGGGACTGGGCGTTGCGGATCTGGGCGTTCAGGTCGGCCTTGGCGTCGCCGGACACCGCCTGGAACTTCTCGCGGATCTCCTTTGTCGAGCCCTTCAGCAGGGTGTTGAAGCTGTCGATCACGTCGCGGAAGGCGTCATCGACCGCCTTCGGGTCCATGCCGTCCGCCAGGGCGCGCCGCTTCGCCTCCTCGATCTCGGCCAGCTTGGCCTTCACGACGTCGTCGGTGGAGCGGGCAGCACGCTGCATCGCCTCGAAGGCGGGGAAGCCCTGCGCATTCCGGCCGGCCTCGGCCACAGCGCGATCCTGCTGGCCGTAGATGTCGTCGCGCGCGCTGCGGATCGCGCCGAAGTCGGGCGACGCCTGGATGGTCGCCGCCTGGAGCCCGCGGTTTACGCGCTCGGCCTCGATCACGATGGCCTGCTGGCTCTGGACCGAGCCGACCTTCTCGCCGAACTCCTTGATCGCCGTCTCGACGCGCCCGATGGTCTCTTCGAGCTGGCCGAGCATGGTCCGCCGGTCGCTGTCCGAAAGGCTGCCGTCGAGCGACACGTCGGTGCGCGACCGCTGCAGGTTGAGCAACATGGTCGACATCGCCGAGGCGATGGGCGCGGTCTGGGACCGGACGTTGCCGGGCCGCAGCCGGGTCTTGCCGGACAGGATGTCGGCGGCCTGGACGAACTCGGGCCCGAGGTCGCGCATCTGCGCCAGCGGGTCGAGGTCGACCGAGCCGGCGTCGCCGAGGCCGGAGAACTCGCCGCCCGGGATCACGACCCGGCGGGTCCGGTTCTTCTCCTCGCGCGCGGCCTCCAGCTTCGTGAGCTGGTCCATCTTCTCGGTGATGGCGGCGAGCTGCTGCGCGAGCAGGGCCGGCATCTCCTGGTTCAGCTCACCGCGCAGCTTCTGCAGCGCCTGGATCAGCTCGTCGACCGAGGTGCTGCTGCTGTCGACCACGAGGCCGAGATCGGCGAACGCCTTCTGCGCCTCGATCACCGCCGTCTGGCGCAGCAGGCCGTCGCCGTTCAGCTTGTCGCGACGGTCGATCAGCGTGGTGATGGTGCTGTCCAGGCTGCCGGTCTGCTGGGTCAGGGTCTGCTGCCGGCCGGTCAGCTCGTTCTGGATCTTCTGCAGCTCGTCGAGCTTCTGGCTGGCCTTGCCCGCCGCGTCCTGCACCGTGGATAGGTAGTAGACGAGCCCGGACACCGCGGCGATGCCAACGGCGCCGACACCGACCGGCCCCGTGAGGAGCCCGGTCAGGGCGCCCCCGCCGAGCAGACCGCCGGCCAGGTTGATGGCCTTCAGGGCAATCGCGGCGGCGGCCAGCGAGGCGACACCAGCGGTGATCACCGGCAGCACGGGACCGAGCCCGGAGATGTTCGAGGCGAACGTCGCCACGCCACCGGCGGCCAGCTGCAGGATCGCGACGAGCGGCCGGAAGCCGGTGTCCACCGCGCCGAAGATGGCGTTGGTGGCCCGCTGCATGGTGGCCGTCAGGCTCTCGTTGGCCTTGGCGGCGGCGTCGGTCGCCGCGGAGGTGAGCAGGAACTCCTGCTGCAGCTGGGTGATCTTGTCCGACTGGCCGGACAGGGCGGCGAAGGCCGACGCGGCGCGCAGGTCGAGGGCGCGCAGGGCCTCGGACGTGCCGAAGCCCTTGGCGCGCAGGTTCTCCAGCACGCCGGCAAAGCCCTGCGTGCGCAGATCCACGTCGGCCAGGTTGATGCCCAGCTCCTTCAGCACGCCGCGGAGCTTGTCCGTGGGCGCCGAGAACTCGGTGATGAGCTGCCGGATGCCGGTGCCGATGGTCGAGCCCGACTTCACGCCGGCCTGGGCCACCGCGCCGATGGACGCGGTCAGCTCGGAGAAGCTGATGCCGCTGTCGCGCGCGATGTTGGCCGCGTACTGGATGCCCAGCTGCAGCTGGTCCATCGTCAGCTTGGTCTTGTTCAGCGCCGCCACGAAGACGTCGGCGACCTCGGCCGAGCGTCCGGCCTCCAGGTTGTAGGCGCCGAGCACCCCGGTGATCGCCTCGACCGACTGCTGCAGCGTCGAGCCCGAGGCCGCTGCCAGATCGACGACCGGCTTCAGGGACTTCGCCACCTCATTGGCCGACAGGCCGGTCTGGCCGAGCGCCACCGCCACCTGGGTCAGCTCGCCTACGGAGAACTTGCTCGTGGCGGCCACCTCCAGGAGCTTGCCGCGGAAGCCGTCCATCTCGGCGTCGGCGGCCCCGGTGATGGCCTGGAACTGCTTCAGCTCCTCGTCGAACTGGACCACCGCCACGACCGCGCCGCGGATCGCGGCGGCGGCCAGGCCGAAGGTGGCGTAGTTCAGGGCGAGCTTCGACTGGAACGTGAACTGGTCCGCACCGCCGTTGAGGTCGAAGGCGGCGCTGCGCGCCTCGAAGCTCTTGCGGGCAGCCTCCTGCTGGCCCTGCGGGGAGGCGCGGTACTCGGCCCGCGCGTCGGAATACATCTGGGCCTGCTGGCGCCGGTAGGCGGCGTCGATGCCCTGGTTCTCCCGCTCGGCGTCGCGGCGGGTCCGGTTGGCGGCGAGCGTCCGCTGCCGGTCCTCGTAGACCGCATCGGCGCGCATCTTCGCCTCCGACGCCCGGTACTCGGCGTCGGCTGCCTTCCGCTTCTGGTCGAAGTTCCGGTTGTCCCAGGCGGCCTCGGTCTGGAGCCGGGACATGCGCCGGCTGCGCTCGGCGTCCTCGTAGGCCGCCTCGGCCATCAGCTTCGACTGGGCCTGGCTGGCGATCCGGTCACGCTCGGCGTTCTCGCGCTCGGCATCCCGGCGGATCCGGTTGGCGGCCAGCGTCCGCTGCCGGTTCTCCTCGGCCGCGTCCGCGTACATGCGCCGGCCGGCGTCGCGCTCGTCGAGCGTCGCGCCCGTGCCGGCGCGCCGGACAGCCGTCTCCGCGGCCACGCGCGCGTTCACGACGGAGGCATCGAGGTAGCCGGGCACGGACAGCTGGGCGTTCGTGCTCATGGCGCGGTTCGCCGCGAGCTGCACAGACTGCTCGACCTGCTGCGCGGTGCCGGCGATCAGGCGCTCCATGGCCTTGCCGGTGGCGATGCTCAGCCGGGCGGCGATCTGGTCCGCAGTGGTGTTGATGCCCGTGATGGCGTCGGCGACGGCGCGCTCGGTCAGCCGGACCTGGGCAATCTGCCGGCCGTCCGCAACGGTGCCGCCCTCGGCCGCGCGCTGGCCGGCGCCGCGGGCGAGCGACAGCTCGCGCTGGATCTGGACCTCGCGCTGCAGCTCGCGGTTCAGCGAGGCCTGCTGCTGCACCGCGGCGTTGAGCTGCTTCTCCAGGCCGATCTCGCCGGCCGTGCCCTTGGCGGCGGCCAATTTGGTGTTGAGGTCGGCGATGACGCCCGGCAGCTCGCGCGCCGACTTGGCCGTGCGCTCGAACCAGGTCTGCATCTCCTGGGCGGTCCTGAGACCACCCTGGAGCGCGTCGAACGTGCGCCGGAGGCTGGCCTCCAGGTCGTTCGTGCCAATCCCGAGGTCAACGTTCAGATCATCAGCCATTGACCGCTCGGGCAAACGCCATCATCTCGTTGAGCCCGTTCAGGTCCTCAGCCTCCGGCTCGGCCTTCCCGAACAGTTTCCCGGTGACGAAGAGCAAGCTCTCCGTGACCGACATGGCTTTGACCATCTCGTAGCGGATGAAGAGACCAGTCATCCGCCTGAGATCGTCGAGGGTGCGCTTCCAGTAGAGCTTAGGGAGATCGCTGGGCGCGCACCGGAAGACCAGGATCAGGCTGTCTTCCCAGGTAAGCTCGCCGAAGAAGTCAGAGATGATCCGGCTGCCGCTAGCTTGTCCGCCCTCGTCGCGAAGAGTGTCGCGGACTTCGCGAGGCGGCGGACGAAAAAATCCAGGACGTGCTCGCCAGCCCAGTCGAGCAGCTTCTCCGCGGTGTCGAGGTCGAGATCGAGCGGCACGGCCGGCTCGTCCTCATTCTCGGGCAGGATGTTGCCGCGCTTGTCGCGGGGAGCCAGCATCAGGTGCAGGGCGGCCGTCGACACGGTCGAGTTGAAGCTCAGCTCGGGGACGTTCTCGGGGCTCTGCACAAGGGCCGCGATCTCGTTCAGCAGCCCGAAGCTCATGAAGATAGTACGTTGCGTACCAGCAACATCGAGCGTGATGCGGGCTTCTGGCTTCTTATCCTCGGACGGCATCTCGACCCCTCGTTTCGCTGGGGGAGATGTGGGTTCCAGATGTCCAAAAGAAAAGGCCCCGGTTGCCCGGGGCCTGATCTTGTCGCCGACCCGGATTATCGGGTGAAGATCGAGAGCTTCTGGTTGAAGTCGGCCATGTAGCCTTCGTCGTTGGGCGTCGGCACCAGGGGCGTCCACTCGAACGGCATGTTCGAGAAGTTGTCCGAGCTGAAGCCCATCGAGAAGCCCTTGGTGATGCGGCACTTCGGGAAGTGCAGGGTCACCGGGGTGTTGCCGTCGAGCGCGATGCCGATCACGCGGACCGCGAAGTTGTTGTTCGCCTTGCCGGGATCGCTGTCGATCTTGTTCAGCAGGCCGACGCGGGCGTTGGCCGAGAACGACATGCCCTCGGGGACCGGGTAGCCGTCGAACGACAGGGTCGTGGCCGCCACCGCCGAGAGCTTGGCGATGTGGATCTGGTCGTCCTGGTTCTCCTGGATGTAGATCCAGGAGCCGGCCTTCGCGCCCACGATGGCGCTCGCCGACGTGACCTCGGTGGCTGCCGCCGCGACCGGGCCGGAGACGCCCACGGGCTTGGCCATGTCGACCAGGCCGGTCGGGTCCTGCGACAGGCCGTAGGCGAAGTTCTTCGCGGTGTACTCGTACACCTCGGCCGAGCCCGTCATCGGCATGCCGTTCACGACGGACGCCACGATGTCGTTCTGGATGCCCTGCGTAAGGTCGACCTTCGAGGTCGTCACGTCGACCTTGCAGTTCTTCACCAGGCCCACGGAGTGGAGCAGCGGGTTGATCTCGGCCTGCTCCGTCATCGGCGCGATGCAGAGGGTGGCGGTCGAGAAGTGGAAGCGACCACTCTTGGCGGTTCCCGGGTTCATGGCAAGGTCTCCAACAGTGGTCTGCAATCTGTCGCTTGCAATATGATGATGGATCCCCATTTGTCCAAAGACTTCCCCTAAAAATTAGGGGAGCTGGGGAAGATGTTATGCCGCGCGAATACAAGACCTCGGGCGAGAAGCCGATAACCGTGATGGTGAAGCCCGACCTGCACGAGATCCTGAAGCACCGCGCCGAGCAGAACCACCGCTCGGTGACGAAGGAGGTCGTCTACCTGATCGAGACCGCGCTTGGCTGCGCGAGCGAGAACGTGCGGGAGACGATGCACCTCCTCTACAAGGCGGGCGTCGAGTTCACTGAGGAGACCACTGACCAGCCTGCGTCACCCGCGCCGTGACCACCAGCTCGACGGTCGGGCGCATGTCGACCCGGCCCATCGGCGAGGCCGCCACGCCGTCGAAGGCCACGGCCTCGAACCCGGTGGGGGAGCCATCGTCGTTGAACATCGGCCACTTCGAGCGCGCCTGGAGCCGGCGGTAGAAGGCGTCCACGTAGTCGGTCGAGCGGGTCAGGCCCGGGTCCTGGACCGTCATCACCACGACGCCGAACGACAGGTCGTGGAACTGGTCGTTCTCCGTGCAGGAGAAGGCCACCAGGCCGATCAGGTCCGCGTTCGGCAGCTCGGTCGCCTCGGCGTGCGCGTCGAACTCGTAATACTGGGGCTCGCCGGGCATGTCGCGGATCGCATCCACGATCATGCGGACAGTCGAGTTGCGAGCGATCTTATACACGGGTCTTCCCCTTCTTCTTGGACTTGGCCACGGCCGAGCGCAGCGACTTGTCGAGAACGAGCGGCAGCCGGCGGCTGATCCAGTAGACCAGGGTGTTCTGCAGGAAGGGCCGGTGCGAGCCGCGGGGGTTCTCCAGCTTGTAGGCCAGCGGGTGCTTCGGATCGCGGTCCGGCGCGCCGGCCTTCTTCAGGTAGCGGACGAACAGGCTCTCCTCCCGCGCGATGCCGCCGCCGGCCGCGCCCGGGAAGCTCGCGCCGGTCACGCCGGCCTTCTCCCGGCCGGACGCCTGCGCCATCAGGCTCAGCGTCACCGACACGCGCCGCGGTCCCTTCCGCACGACGATCCGGGGATCGACCAGGGCGGCCATGGCCGGGCCGAGGTACTGGGTCAGCAGGGCCTTCAGCGCGCCCGTCTCCACGAAGAAGGTGGTGGGCGCGCCGGCCTTGCGCCGGCGCTTGTTCGCCACAGTCTGCTTCGTGAGGGCTAGCCACTCGGTGGTGGTCTTGCCCTGCAGCCGCTTCGACATGCTGTCGGACGACAGCACCCCGGCGTTCCGGCTGATGTCGTCGAGCGAGATGGTGACGGAGCCCGAGGACGGCGACTTCAGGCGCGTGAACACCCGCGCCGCCTGGCCGGCGAACTTCTCCGCGTCGGCGGTGATCGCCCCGACGATGGCCTTCTCGTCGGCGATCACGGCCTCCATCAGGCGCTCGATCCCCTTCGCCTCGGCGCGCTCGCGCAGCAGCTCGACGGCGCGCGCGGCCACGAAGCCGGGGTCGCCTGTCTTCGAGCCGCCGACCCGGAACAGGAGCTGCAGGTCGGCCGCCATCACTCGATCTCGGCGATGGTGACCCCGAGCGTCGGGTTGATCCGCTTCACGGTCTTGCCGTTGACCTGGTCGCCGAGCTGCAGCGGCGCGGCCGTGATGCAGCGGAGCCGGTCGGTGGCGATCCGGGCGCCGGGGTCCTCGTTCCCGTGGGTGTAGCTCTCGATGCTGACCCAGATCGGGCCCTGCTCCAGGTACGGGCCCTCCGACATCGGCAGGCCGGTGACCGGGTGCTTCACGGCCGTGCTGCGCCGCTGCCAGCTGACCTTGCCGGTCATCTGGAACAGCACGAAGCAGCGCGAGACCACATCGTCCAGCGCGAGCGGCAGCTCCCAGTTCCCGGCCAGCATGACGCGGCCGGCCGGGTCACGGAACAGATCCTTCGCCTGGACCGGCTCGCGCGGCCGGGTGCGGAGCCCCAGGCGCGGCAGCACGAACACGCTGGTCGGCAGCGCGGTCGGGTTGACCGGGAAGATGACGCCGCGGAACCGGGTGGCGGACGGCGGCAGCTTGCGGAGCCAGACCTCGTTCTGGGCCTGGATCCGCGACAGGAGCATCGGCATGGCTTAGCCTCCGGTGCTGGTCGCGGGCGCGGCCCCGGTCACGGGATCGGTGGTGATGGTGGTGAGCGCCAGCAGGGTCGGCAGGGCGTCGGCCGCCGACGTGTCGCCGGTCAGATCCTGCGTGATCTGGCGCAGCTCGTCCGCGGTCGCGGCGACCAGGCCGTCGAAGGCGGCGGCGTCCTTCAGCCGCTCGAACTTCAGCGTCCCGTCCGTCTTCGCCTGGGCGATCCGGTAGCGGAGCGACGGGAACAGGGCGGTGGCCGCCGTCAGCATGACGGCGCGGCTCGCGCGCACCTCCACCAGCGTGCCGGCGCTCAGCGCCGCGTCCAGCCGGTCCTTCCCGACCGCGCTGGCCAGGGTGAGGTAGGCGGTGAACAGGTCGACCTCGTCGTCCCGCAGTTCGTCCTCGTTGAGGGCGAGGTAGGTCCGCACGTCGACCGGCATCACGCCGTAGTTGGGGAGGTCGATGATCCGGTAGCCGGCGCGCGCAGTGTAGCCGCGCCCATCGGCGACCCAGCTCACCAGCGCGGTGCGGCGCTCGAAGTAGCGGTCCGGGGCGATCACGTTGTTGATCGCGAGGACCTGGATGGAGACCCCGGTGGCGTCAGCCTCCGGGGTCAGAGCCTGGTCTACGACGAGTGGGACACCCTGGCCGTCATACAGGCTGTAGGACACAGAGCCGACATCGGGGATCACCAGTCCCTGTGGCGCCTCGAAGTCGACCCAGAGCGTCACGGGGGTTGAAGATACGATGTCCACAGCTCAACCCTACTTCTTGTGCGGGGCGCCCCGGCGGTTGTGCGTGACCTGGGCGGTGGTCTGCGGCTTCGGTGCGGGCTCGGGCCGGCGGGCGCTCTCCTCGTCGACCGGGAAGCGGTCGAGGAAGCTGGCCAGGGCCAGGTCGCGGTCGCCGTCGCTCTCTTCGAGCGTCTTGAGCCACTCAGCATCGGAGGCCTCGTCGTTGAGCTGCGCCGAAACGAGGAGCTGGCCAATCGAGACCTTCTCCTGCGCCCACTGGGACTTCTCGATGACGGTATCGCCGGTCGCGCGGATGTGTTCGTGCTGCTCGGAATGCACGAGCTGGAACGCGCCGGTCGTAGAGACCAGGATCTTCATGGTGTTCGGGCTCCGGCGTCAGGTGGCCCCCGGGTTTTCCCGGGGGCCGGCGGGATCGGCCGACTACTTGGTGTAGTCGTAGATCTCGCGGGTGTCGCCGAAGACCAGCCGGAAGCCCGAGACCTCGGACTTCACGTACGTGATCGACTGCGTCTGGACAGCGCGCTCGCTCTCCGAGATCAGCGACCCCGCCTCGATCAGCTGCTCCAGGGTCTCGCCCTTGCGGAAGCCGAGGAGCTGGCCGGCCGGCATCGTGGTCGAGAGCACGAAGTTGATCTGGCCGTTCAGGATCGGCACGCCGCCGATGCGGAAGCCGGTCGCCGCGAGGTTCTCGGCGTCGGTGCGGGTCGTGGCGTTCGCGGTGGGCAGCGCGAACAGGAACAGCCAGTCGAGGTAGGCGTCCCAGTTGCCGACGACGGTGTCGATGGGCACACCGGCCTTGGCCCGCGCCACGAACCACTGGAGGAGGTTCTTGTAGGCGATCCGCCCCTTCTCCGCGACGCCCGCGCCGTGCAGGTTGTCGAAGGACGACTGCGGCACGACGTTGGCCGGCACGTTGACCGTGTCGCCGTTGATCAGCAGGTCCGTGGCGAGCCCGACCTTCGAGAGGTTCAGCTCACGCTGCATGCGGTTGGCATACGGGGTGAGCAGATCCAGGCGCGAGCGGCGCTGGAACTCGTAGGAGGTGCGGTAGCCGCCACCGATCTTCCACATCTTGACCCGCGTCTCGCTGGTCTTGATGCTGCCGATGCGGAACCGGCCGAACTCGGAGACCGGGCCGAAGACCTTGTAGTCCTCGGGGTTCTCGTCGTTCACGACGGTCGAGATCATCTCGACGCCGTTGATCGTCCGCGTGGAGGCGATCAGGCTCTCCAGGTTCTCGTAGTCGACCTGGCGTGAGGCGAAGCGCACGACGTCGTCGACCACCTCGGGGAACAGCGCACGGGTGCCGGGGCTGTACTCGAAGGTGTCGGAGGCGAGGTCGAGGACCACACCGCTGTCGTAGTCGTTGCCGACCGGCAGGTTGAGGAACTTCAGCGCGGCCTCGTAGCCGTTCAGGCCCTCGTACAGCTCGGGCTTCTCGGCGGCCATCGGGTCGACGGCGAGGCGCAGGAAGTCGCGCATCTCCAGGCCGTAGGAGCGGGCCTCGTTGACGAGCTGCAGGCCGGCGTCGGCCGACGCGCGCTTGTTGTCCCGCACGGCCAGCGCGGCGAGCAGCCCCTCGGGCGCCTTCCGGTTGGCGGTGAGCTGGGTGAGCGGCTTGAGATCCATGTCCCGTACTCCTCGGGGGTCTGTTGGTGGTACGAGACGTACCGTTGAAGATGAGCCTGGTAGTTCTGCCGCCCCGGCCCGCGGTACGATCCGTACCGCTGGCAAAAGGCGTAGTTCTGGTGACCGGCCGGGAAGCTTAGAGCTTCACGACCGAGGCGTACTTCACGCCCTTGACCGTCAGGACCTCGGCGACGAAGGCGCCGACGTCGTCCGCGCCGCCCTTCTTCACGAAGCCGTCGCCGCCGCCGACCGCCGTGTCGCCCTGCGCGAGGGGATCACCGTCGAGGATCGGGACCAGGTCCGTGAACTGGAACTGGGCCGTGATCACGCCGCCCGCGCCGGGGCCGCGGTTCTCGAACACGTCGATGCGCGCGACGCGCGGGCCGATGGCGGTGCCGGCCTCGACCAGCTTCATGCCGCACGGCACGGCCGGATCCGGCTCGACCAGGCGACCCTCCAGCTGGGCCTTCGTGAGCCCGCCCGGGTTGGCGAACGCCATGGTCCGGTTGGACATCTCGTTCTTGATCGAGTGGACGTGGACCTTGGTGTGGAAGGGCGTGCTCATCGCCGGGTCTCCTGTTGCGGTGTCGGGTGGAGCCGGCGATTAGGCGCGGCGCTTGAAGGCGGCGTTGCCGCCCGTGCGGGGCGCGGCGCTGCCGAGCGACAGGCCACCCGAGAGCCGGGCGCCGAGCGCCTTGAGGCTGTCGAGGGCACCGGTCACCTGGGTGACCGCCTTGGCCTCGTCCTCGTCGAGCGTCGCGGTCGGCTGGCCGATCATTGCGAACAGCGGCGACAGGAGCTTGCCCGGGAGCGCCTTGGCGTTGTCGAGCTGGGTCTTGAGGGCGTCACGCTCGGTCGTCAGGTCGGCGACCTGCTTCTGGGCGTCGGAACCCTTCAGGGCGTCCAGCTCGGTCTTCAGCGCGTCACGCTCGGTCTTGAGCGCGTCGCGGGCGGCCTCGGCCGCCGCCTTGGCGCTCTCGGCGTTGGCGAGCTTCGTGGCGTTCTCGGCGACGATGCCGGCGAAATCCTTGGCGTCCATGTCGAACGTGTCCTTCTGGGGCGCCGGGGCCGGCGGCTTCGGGGTCGGTGTGGGCGCAGGCCCGGTGGAAAGTTCGAGGGTCATGGAGGGGACCTCCTGACCCGAAGCGGAGAGCTGCAGCTGGCGGCCCTTGATCCGGGCCCCCTGCGCGCCGCCCTGGCCGACAAGGCTCATCTCGAACCAGCCATCCAGCTCGTCCACGATGACGTGGGCGCCATCGACGCCCATCTTGTTCCCCTTGTCGTCGACCCCGAGCCAGATGTTCTCTAGATCGGCGTCCGGGCCCATGAAGTCGAAGCCGGTCTTGTTGGACTTGGCCGACTTCCCCAGGATCGCGACGCTCACCTGGTCGATGGTGCCCGAGTTGACCTTGGCGATCAGGCTCTCGTGCTCGTTGTCGATCCAGAACAGGGTCAGCAGCTCGGTCGCGCCGTCGACACCCGTCCCTTCGGAGATCGAGCCGTGGAACACCCGCCCGATGGGCAGCTGGTCCCCCTCCGACGACCCGTGCATGATTTGCAGGGGCCGGCTCTCCTTCTGCAGCTCGCCCATCATCTGGGCGAGAAAGTTCGCCGTATGCACCGCGCCCTGGTAGACGGGGTGCTTCTTGCGAACCGGAGCAGTCGAGAGCGCGGCGGCCTCGAACACAGCCACCTTCTCAGGATCGGTGTCGGGTGCAGCTGCTTTCAGCTTCGCTCGCAGATCGTCGTTGAGGGGTAGCTGCTTCACTGCAAGAAGTCCGCTCTTTTCTTGCGAGCAGATAGGAATGATCGCAGATTGCTGCAACAATCGGCGCCGTGCTGTCCCCTAAATCTTAGGGGATGAGCTTCACGGTCTGCGTGTCTCGTTTGAGACATGGTACATGCTGGGTACGCAGCAATCACATCCGATGGGCGCAACAAACACAGTCAACACGATAGATGGATCCGTTAACGTGTAAATATGTCACACATATTTACTTTTTTCGTGGGCGGCTTGCGATTTCGAGTTGGGCCGTGATCTTCTGCCCGCCGATTTGAGGGCGCTGAGCCATGAATTTAGGTAGATCGAGCTTGATTGCTTTGGCCGCTTGCCTGTTTCTCGGACAAGCGGAAGCCAGGCCGAAAGAGCGTACTATAGTCAAGCGGCATACTACCAAGGCTTTGAAGCATCGGCATGGTGTCACGCCTAAGCATGCTGCTGAACGTCAAAAGCCCAAGCGGCCGGTTAGTGGTGATGTGATTGATAGACATACTGGACTACCAGTTCCTGGTGGCAAAGGAGGGTTTGCTACGCTTACCCACCGCATGAGTGGGCTAAACCTTTCGATCCAATCTGAAGATACAGGTATTGATCCTTCTTTTGCTGAAAATCTAGGAGAAGATGCGAAGTTATTTAAGGTTACGCCCCGTGGGTTGGAAGCTGATGCGCTGTCCAGCGGCGATGCGAAAAGAATAATAAAAAACCTAGTTCCGAATGCGTCGCCTTCGAAGGTCGACGCTATAGTGGATGAAACAAAAACATCTCCAATCGGCGGCGGCTACAGTGTTAATGTGAAGTAAAATCAATGAAAATAAGCCAAGTTTTATTTGCGCTTATGGTCGCGCCGTGCAGCTTTTTTCTAAATTCTTGTGGCGTTTCGCCCCCTCAGATTGCTGAAGCTTGGGAGGAGAGGGATATAAATAACAATATGTCTTCTCGTATAAAGCAAAAGATCTTCTGTGAGCTGGTCGACGCGCTGTATAACGTCAATAGCGATTTATCTTATGGCAATGTGCCGATCATTCCGCCGTCTTACTCGGTACAAATGGTTACAACTCTCACAGTTGAGGAGAATACCGGCGTTAACTCAACAGTGACATACAATAATGCGTTACCTAATGGCACTGACGCCGGTATGAATATATCGCAAATGTTTAATCTGGGATTTGGTGGCAATATATCGTCATCGGCGACAAGGATTAACACGGCTTATACATTTTTCATTGTTGGTCGTATTATGGATGTCAGAAATGTCGAAAGATGCCACAATTATTTTGACCCGATAGATACTCGGGGCAGCTCGTTGTTGCTGCAGTCAGATTTAGGTATCTATGACTATTTGAAAAATGAGATTACTGCAGCCCGCGTTCTTCCATCCTCTATTGGGGGAAAAGAGGGTCAAAAACCTGATGTGTTTAGTTACGAAGTAAAATTTATTGTTGTTACGAACGGCAGCATCAATCCGACTTGGAAGCTCGTTAGAGTTTCTGGCGGTGGGAGTGCGCCATTTTTAACTACGGGACGAACTCGAACTCACGATCTAATATTGACCTTTGGCCCAAGTAAAGGTGGTCTGGTTCCATCTGATACTGCGCAACAGCAGGCATTGCTTCAGCAGCAGGGATCAATTATCAATCGTAGCATTCAGGGCCGGTGACACTTATCTGGTGATCACCTCCCCGGCTGAAGCGACCAGCGGGGTGTTGACCAGCCGGCGGGTCTGGCGCCGGTTCGTGGCGGTCGCGCGGGTGCGCGCCGGGCTCGCGGCGCGGCCGACGCTGTCGGTCTTCGGGCTCACGCTCTCGGGCTTCGCGCCGCCGCCCGTGTTCGAGCCCGCGGCGCCGGAGGCGTCGGCCACCTCGGTGAGGAAGCCGGTGCCGGACAGCTCCGGCGCGCCGTCCGGCGGCAGGCGCTTGTAGACCCACAAGTGGTACTCGACGTCGGTGATCAGCCCGTCTGACAGGTCCTGGCGCAGCCGCTGCGAGCGCAGGGTGAGCTGGGGCTCCAGCTCGGTCCAGGGACGCAGCTCGGCCGGGTCGAACTCGACCTTGGCGAAGCCGGCGTAGCCGCCCTGCTGCAGGATGAAGGAGAACATCCGGGACAGGAGGTCGGCCAGGGGCTCGTTCAGCTGGTCGGCGTAGAGCGCGGCCAGACGCGCCTCGACGGAGCCAGTGTTCACGCCGGAGGTCCCGCGGCCGAGGATCGTCGACATGGTCTTCAGCGCCGCCTGGTTCTGGGCGTTGAGGACGTTGATGATCGGCTCGACGTTGAGCGCTAGTCCCGGCGACTTCTCGTTGATGATCTTCAGCTCGATGCTGTCCGAATGGACAATCGACTGGTCGACCGCGATGTTGTCGAACGAGGTCTGGATCTCGGCGAAGCGCGCGTTGATCCAGTCCTGCCGCGCGCCCTCCTGCCCCGGCTGGTTGAAGTTGGCCGGCATGTTCTTGCGGAGGATCTCCTCCAGGACCTTGATCTCGATGCGCGGGTAGCCGTTCACGCGCATGATCCGGTAGAGGTCGTTGATGACCTGCTGCCGGGCTGCCACGGTGTTGATGACCGAGACGAAGGGCGAGTTGGTGTAGATCGCGGTCGGATCGCGCCGGTAGAAGCCGACCATGAAGGCCGGCGTGTCGATGGGGACCGGGTCCGAGCGGCCGGCCACGACTTGGCCGGGCTTGTACTGGCCCGGCTGCTTCTCGGTCCAGCGGATCGAGGCCATGTCGACGTTGCGGATGTTGTCCGGCAGGCCGGCCTTGTCGAAGACCAGCTCGGCCCCGATGGCGCCGCGCATCAGGAGCATGTAGCGCAGCTCCTCGCACTGCCGGTACATGCCCTGCTTCAGCTGGAAGCCCTGCGTGAAGTCGGTCTGGTTCGAGAGCTTGGCGATGAGCTGCTGCAGCTCGCGGCTCTTCTCGACGTCCACGTTCCCGTCGATGTCCTCCACGTAGGCGATCATCTGGGTGTCGGCGAGCGTCAGGTAGCCGTTGACCGTCCCGGACACGTCCGGGTCGGCCTGCATCAGCGTCCGCATCAGCGTCTGGCTGTTGTCGGCCTGACGCGACGTGAAGATGTCGTCGAGGTGATCGCGGTACGTCGGCTGCGTCAGGACCTGGTCCGCCGCAGTCGGGTTGTACGTCGAGGTGATCGAGGAGCCGCCGGCCTTCGCCTTCTTCTTGAAGGGGATGATGGACAGCAGCTTGCCGGAGAGATTGTCGGCCACTAGCGTAATACTCCGGCGTTGTCGGCCCCGCGATACATGGGTCGGCCTGTGGGCAAGAACAACCGAGAGCCGGCGCCGAGGAAGACAGCACTGCGCTGATCGGTGGTGAAGTCGATGCCAGCCTTGAGCCGGACCGCGGTTTGCTGCAGCGCTGCGGCGTGCAGGAAGTGGTCGTCGCCGTTGATCTTGTTCCAGACCGGCGGTTCGTCCGGCGCCTCAATGCGGATCATGTCCCGGAAGTGGGTCTTCACCAGCGAGGCGTAGGGGCCGTAGCCGGCGAGCTGCCAGGAGCGGTTCCGACACTGCTTCGCGACCAGGTCGAGGGCGTTCGTCCGGTTGATCTGGTAGTGGGTGATCTTGTCGAACTCGTCCGTGACCTCCTTCATCGGGGCCGCGGTCTTCGAGGTCGAGTAGGCCATCGGCATGACGATGCCGTTCGTGGCCTCGCGCACCGCCTCGGTGGTGGGGGTGTAGGGGTAGTAGTCCATCGCCCCCTGGACGATCCCGAGGCTCTCGACCCGGCCCTTGATGAACTCGACAATGTCGGCCTGCTGGACCTGGTGGAACTCCAGGATCGCGTGGGGCTTCCCGATCACGACGTGGCAGGTCTGGCCGACGTCGCAGCCGAGGAACAGATCGCCGTTCGCCAGCTCGCCGGGCTCGACCTGCCGGGGGTTCATGATGGCGGTCAGGTCCTCCTCGGAGATCCGGGCGTTGCTGTCGTTGAAGGCCTCGCCGATGACGGTGTTGAACCAGCCGCGCAGGTTGTCCTTGCGCTGGTACTCCAGCAGCTGCCGGAAGATGTACGGGATGGTGATGTTCGAGATCGAGAACGGCCGGACCCGGTAGCCGCGCGCGCGGCGCGATGGGTACTCGGCGACCCACTCGCGCTGGCCGCCGTCCAGGTCGAGCGCGCGCGAGCACCGCTCGCAGCGCACGTAGGTCCCGTCCATGTCGATGGCGTCGACCTCGTCCTGGCCGAGCTTCGACAGGTCCTCGTGGTCCCCGACCAGCCCCGGCAGGCAGAGGAAGCGCGGGTGGAAGATCGGGGTCTGCCAGTGGCCGCAGGCGCAGCGGATCGGGTACTCGTGCTTGTCCGATGCCTGGTAGGCGGCGTCGATCCCGTAGCCGAGGTAGGTCGGCGTCGAGAAGCGCTGCGTGATCTTCCACTTCGAGCCCTGGAGGCGCGACTGGAACAGCGAGCGCATCGCCTGGTCGGCCAGATCGACCTCGTCCTCCATGAGGATGTCGGCCGAGATCGAGGTGGCCTCGCCCTCGGTGGTGCCGGTGATGTAGCCGTAGCTCTCGTCGACCTGATAGAGCGCCTTCTGCCGGACGGGCTTGGCCACCATCGGGCCGTTGAAGATCGGCTCGTTCTCGATCAGCGTCTTGATCCGGGTCTGGGACAGCCGGTCGCGCATCGGCTGGGTCGGCATCGAGAAGATCCCGGCCGTGCCGACGTTGCGCTTCAGGAAGCCGAAGAACTTCCGCATCTGGACCTCGGTGAGGCCGATCTGCGAGAGCTTCATGCACGTCAGGTCGGGGTGCATGTCGTCCACGATCTGACGCTGGAACTCGTAGCCCTTGAAGCTGAATTTCTTCTGGCGCAGCCGCGTGTTCGTGGTGATCCACTCCGACATCGACATGCTGGTGCTGTCGTCGGGGAACCGCTCGTCGAGCCCGCCGATGAAGCCGGTCAGGTGCGGGTTGGTCATGACCGGTGGTCCGGGTGGTTCCACCAGTCGGCCGGGCCGAGCGCCTTCTCCCGGTCCTCGGCGTCCAGCTCCTGCACGGCCTCGGTGAGCGGGCAGCTGTCGGACCAGAGCGGCGGCAGCTGCCGGGGCAGCGGCTCGATGATCCAGGCGATGTGCTGGCCGAGGTGCGCGCGCCGGTAGAGGTCGGCGTCGGCGCGCCGGGCGAACTGCAGCGCGTCCTCGGCGCGCTCGGACCCAGCAACCAACCCCGGGTTGACGGGGCTGGTTTCATCACTCACTTCCATGGGAAGCAGGGCCACAAACCACGGCGCGAGAGGGCTCGCGTCGGGGTGCCTTATGACCCATGGTCCACGGTACGTTTCGGACCGGGCGGTTTTGGCAGCAAGGTCAGACATTTAGCCCAGCCAGTACATCTTCCGTTCCCTCTATGTGGTGATGACGTCGCAAAGAGAAAAGACGGCGAAATCAGGCACATTATCACTAATGTGTCGATATAGCCCGCCTGGAAAACGGATTTGGCAACAACTATGTTCGGTCCCCCACGAGGAATGGCCACGATGACAGACCGGGTGTTTCCCAACCTCCCGCAGACGCTCGGCTTCAGTTTCGAGGCCATTCGCCAGCAGATGGAGGTCGACCCCGGCTTCCTGACCGATCCGGCCTGCCCGTACCCGGACCAGCTCAAGGGCTTCCTGCGCAAGCTCGTGGCCCCGGCGCGCGGCGCCGAGATCGACCCGGAGGACGCGATCTTCCGAGAGGGCCAGGGCCTCGACGACGAGGCCGACAGCCTGATCCGGGAGGTGAAGACGGCGATCAACTCGATGAAGCGCCTCCAGCGGGACATGGAGAGCAGCGACGACATCGGCGAGCGCCTCCAGTTCCTGAAGAATTACTCCTCCCTGATGGACCGCTACCTGGGCATCCAGGAGAAGGCCCACGGTCTCAAGCAGATGTACGAGTTCCAGCGCCTGGTCATCGAGATCATGGAGCAGGTTCTCGACAAAGATGCCCGCCTCGATTTCAAGGAGAGATTGAAAAAGATCAATGCCGGCTGAGCTTTTCTCAGTCCGAGTTCACGGTACGAAACGTACCACTCTGTCCGTATGAGGTTGGAGAAGAGCCAGATGTCTGCCGAGACTACGAAGCCGGTGGAGAATATCTTCGCGGAGCACTGTGAGCGGTTCTGGACCGCCGGCCTCCCAGTGATGCCCCTCCAGCGAGGGGACAAGAAGCCGATCATCATGAACTGGCAGTCCCTGCAGAGCAGGATGCCGAACGAGGCCGAGCGCACCAGCTGGCGCGCCTTCCACCGCCACGCCAACATCGGCCTGCCGCTCGGGCCGCAGTCCGGGCTGGTCGCCATCGACGTCGACACGGACGATCCGACCGTGCTCGGCGTCCTGCAGAAGGTCCTGCCGCCGTCGCCCTGGCGCCGGATCGGCCAGAAGGGCTTCGTGCTGATCTACAAGTACGACGGCCAGCCGATCATCCGCATCAAGCACCGCGATGCCGAGGGCAAGATCCAGTCCCTGGTCGAGATGCTCGGCGCCGGCTCGCAGATCGTGCTGCCGCCCTCGATCCACCCGAAGACCGGGCAGCCCTACTACGCCAACAAGGACCTGCTGGACTGCCTCGCCGACATCCGGTCGCTGCCGCCGAACATCGAGCAGATCCTGCGCGACGCGCTCGGCCAGGCCGGCGTCCAGGTGGGCTCGGCGGCCTTCGGCGCGGTGACGAACTACATCTCGACCGGCAACCGGGACAACTCGCTCGTGTCCATGGCCGGCCTGTTCGCCCGGGACGTGCTCCGCGGCCAGCGCACGCTGCTGGAGGCCTGCCGCGAGATCGAGGTGGCGATCAGCCAGTTCATGCAGAAGACGTACGGGGACAACATCGACCCCCAGAAGGGCCCGCAGAAGCTGATCGAGTTCCTGATCCGCGACGTGACCGGGCCGAAGGCCAAGTCGCTGCCGAAGGGCTGGGACGAGGGCCTGTCGGACGAGCAGCGCTCGGCGTGGCACCTCGACGCCTTCTCGTCGGACAACGAGACCTGGGATGCCGGCGAGATCTTGAACTACTTCAACGCCCACATCGAGAAGGCCGGCGTGAAGGACAGCGCCGAGCAGTTCACGACGGTGGTGAAGCACGTCCTGAACCGGATGGCGGCCTCGAACCTCGAACCCATCGAGGAGGACCAGATCATCAACTACGTGGCCTCGGTGTCCGGCAAGAAGCTGACAGTGGCCGCGGTGCGCCGCCAGCTCGCCGCGCTCCGGCAGGGCGAGATCGCCGGCACGAACCACGCCGAGATTGCCGAGGCGGTGGCCCGGGACCTGGAGGAGCTGGGCGGCGAGATCCGCTTCCACCAGGAGAAGCTGTGGCAGTGGCGCGGCTCCTCGTGGGACGAGATGGACGAGGGCGAGATCCTCAAGCACATCATCAACGAGTACGGCGCCTACAAGACCGCCGTGCGCGCCTCGGACCACGTCGGGATCCTGAAGACGATCCGGGGCAAGAGGAAGGGCGACCTGAAGCGCCGGGCCGAGACGGGCATCAACTTCGTCAACGGCTTCCTGACCGAGGACCTGGAGCTGCGCGAGCACCATCCCGACTACGGGATGACCTACACCCTCCCCTACCCCTACAAGCCCGAGCTGGCCGGCAAATGCACCCGCTGGCAGCAGATGCTGAACGACTACTGGGGCGACGACCCGGACTACAGCGAGAAGGTCACCGCGCTCGGCGAGGTGATGGCGCTGACCATGTTCGGCAAGATGACCGAGGTGCAGCTCGCGGTCTGCCTCTACGGCGTCGCCCACTCGGGGAAGAGCCGGATCATGGAGATCATGCAGGCCATGATGCCGGCCGAGGCGCAGACCTCCCTGCCCCCGACCCTGTGGGGCGACAAGTTCGGACCGGCGCAGCTCGTGGGCAAGCTGCTCAACTTCGCGGGTGAGCTGTCCGAGAAGCAGGTCATCGACAGCGCCAAGTTCAAGCAGATCGTGTCGGGCGAGGTGATCGAGGCGCAGGAGAAGAACAAGCCCATGTTCAACTTCCGCCCCCGGGCGGCGCACTGGTTCGCCTCGAACCACACCCCGAAGAGCCAGGACAGCTCGGACGGCTTCACCCGGCGGTGGCTGTTCCTGGTGTTCACGAAGGCGTTCCCGAAGGACGCCCGCAAGATCAACGACTACGACAAGATCGTGGTGGCCGAGGAGCGCGAGGCCATCGCGGCCTGGGCCGTGGCCCACATGAACCGCCTGCGGGTGGAGAACTTCAAGGTGACGGACCCGCCCTCCTCCATCGAGCAACGCGAGATGCTGGAGAACGAGCTGAACTCCGTCCGGGATTTTATTTGCGGCTTCCGGGAGCACGGCTGGATGCGCCTGGGAGCCGAAGCGAACAAGGACTTCAGCGACCAGCACAACTACACCACATTCACGACCCTCTGGAACGAATATCGGTCGTATTGCGTCAGTCAGAGTGTCTCGCCTGTTGGGTCAAAGGTGCTCGCAAAGCGTATGGCGCAGCTCCAGGGTCAGTTCGGGTTCAAGGTGGACAAGGTTTCTGGTGCGCAGGGCCTTCCGATCTCAGTGTTCCGATACCTCACACTTGTGGCCAATCGAAAAGCCGCAGCGTGATGATCGCGAAGACGGTCTGGGATCGGATCAAGGGCGAGTACGAAGCTGCGAGCTGGAGAGAAAAGCGGTAGGCGATACTTTGCCTGCCCGGTTTTGATGGTCCGAAACGTACCAATGAAGGTTCCCAGGACATGGCCGTCATCGAGAGCACTGCGCGGATCACCCGCAAATACCTAATGAACAAGACGAAACACGAGATCTGCGACCTCGTGTTCGACCTGCTCCGGCAGAACGACCGGCTGGAGGCCGACGTCAAGCGCCTCCGGCTCGCCGCCGGCCCGGCGCCGAAGAAGGGGGCCAGCCGTGGGAAGTGACCTGCCCAACATCGCCGAGGAGCCCGGCTTCCGCCGCCGCATGGAGGCGAAGGAGGACCCGCTCAAGCGCTTCGATCCGGCGAGCGCCTACGCCACCGGCCGGAAGGCATTCGAGCAGATCTTCCGCTCGCCGCTGCCGAGCCCGAGCGCGATCCGGGACAGCCTGGCCAACCGTGTCGGCGCGATCCGGGAGCGCCTCGACCGCGGCGAGCGCGTGGTGATCACGGCCGGCGGGAAGCGGCTCGCCGTGTTCGAGCCGGCGCCCGGGGCGGTGCTCGCCGCCTGCCTGCGCCGGGACTACGCCACCGCCGGCCGCGTCACCGACGAGATGGTGGATGCGGCTCGATCCTTCCTCCCGGGCGTTGACCGGGAGGCCCTGCGGCTCGCCATCGACAGCGCGCTGATCGCAGAAAGCAATCTGAAAGCATCAGGAGAGCACTGAGATGCGTACCCGTGTGATCGACAAGACCGGCGTCGAGATGGCCGGCCCGGACACGCCCGGCCTCGCGGCGGCCGAGGCCCGGGAGGGCAACACCGTGCTGATGGCGGGCTCGGCCGGCGCGGTGAGCCGCGATCAGGCGGGCATCCTGCCGATGCGCGGCATGGAGCTGACGCCCGAGATGGTCGACGCGGCCGTGAATGCGGCGGCCGGGCTCGGCCGTGCCTTGGATCCGAGCGAGGCACGCGCCATCTTGAAGGCCTCGCTGTCGGCGCGTTCGCGCGCCTGA